ATGCCCCGAGAGCGCGCGTTCGGAGGCCCTTGAGCCCCTCCCGCACCCTCCTGCATGTCAGAGGAGGATGAGCTGTTCTCCGCCACCCTTGTGGCTCTTGATGGCGTTGCATTGGAAGCAGGCAGTTCGGCAGTTGGATGGTTCGTGCGTGCCGCCGGCTGCTAACGGGATGATGTGGTCGACTGTTGGCGCTTTGGGGTGTGGCACCGTTTTGGTTCGCATCGTCTTCTTGCCGCATAGGTGGCAGCGGTACCCGTCCATCTCGAATACCCTCTTGCGGTGGACATCTGCGCGGTAGGCGTCGCGTTTGCGAGCTCGCCGTCGCGCCTTGTGGACCAACCGGACTTCCCGCAGGCGGATGGCGTGGCATTCGGGTGAGCAGGTTACGTCAATGTTCCAGGTGGTGTAGTGCTTGCCGCACACTCTGCATGGGCCGCTTCGCCATGTAACCCGACCTGATGTGTGGGTGGGGTTCCATGCGCGTCTTGGCTTGACGTAAGGGACAACGGCGACGCCATAGCGTTCACGCCTGCGCTCGGCTGCCCGTTGGGTTGCGGTCGCGGCGCTGGCAAGGGTCGCTTCTGGCTGGGCGAGCGCTTGTCTGCATGCCGGACTGCAGCACGGTCTGCCTCTCGGCTTCCGACTCCGGCTGTACTCGACTCCGCATACGACGCAGGTTGCTGTGTGCCTCTTGCCATGTTCACGTTGCCATCGGTAGTGGCAGGCGCCGCATCGCTTGAGCTTCGGGAGGTATGGGGCAGGGTTGCTACACCCATCTGAAATGCAGATAGGCTTGTCCATGTCGAACCTCTCATTCAGGTACGGCCATGCCCCGGGACGGTTGCAGCCGTCGCCGGGGTCTATTCAGTTGTTGTCAGTGAGGGGTCAGTGACCTTTACCGGGCGGATGGCCGGTGGCTGCTCGGTGGTAGACGTTGCACAGTCCCTCGGGGTCTGTGACGTATTTGCCGAGGTGGAGGACGCAGCGGTCGAAGTCTCCTGGTGTGCCCCAGGCGATCTTGGCTGCGCCGGGTCCGCGGGTCCAGTAGGTCTTGAGGTGGTTGCCGTCGTTGGCGGGATTTTTGTCCACCATGTTGGCCTCCTGTTATTGGGTGCCTCGTGGTTTGGGTGGGCCAATCATGGGGTCTGCGATGAGCTTGGGGTCGACGTCGCGGAGTGCGAGGTTCTGTTGTTGTTCGGCTTTCATCACTGCGGGTCCGGTGATGTGGAGCAGTTTGGTGATCTGGTCGTAGGTCCACCCGTTGACCAGGAGTCTCCAGATGGCGCAGGGTTCGACGGGTACCGGTTCAACGGCGGTCATCGTCGGTCTCGGTGTGTGGTGTGTCTGGGTGGTCGGGGTCCAGGCGGCAGACGCGGGAGCAGTGGCGGTGTCGTATGAGGTTGCAGTGCAGGCAGCGGAACAGCACGGGCTGGCTCACGCGCACCACCGGTCGAAGGCGCCCTCGAGGCGGTTGAGTTCGTTGGTCACCCACAGTGGGAAGTACTTGGCGCCGAGCTCGCGGAGGAGATCGTCCTCTCGGCCGTGTGCGTCTTCGTCGTCGTGGGCTACTGCGAGGATGGCGTCGACCTTCTGTCGCAGCTCGTCTCGTTCGCTCATCCCAGGAGTCCTGTTCCTTCGCAGCAGTGGCATCGGCATTCAGTGATGGCTGTCTGGTAGGCGAGAGCAGCTTCGTGGCGGCGGATCTTGTGGCGGGTGAACGTCTCGGCGGTGAGGGCGATCATCCACACCACAGCGGATGCGATGTAGGCCAGAGCGTTGCCTGCTGTGCGTACAGCTGCCATAGCTGCCACCGTTTCTCGAAGCCCCCGACAGGCCGATGAGGTCTACGTGTTGGTTTCGGCCGTTGTCACTGGCGAGAGTTATGAGGCCGACGCGGTCACGTTCCGCGCCATCCCGGGTAGCGGGAAGACAGGGGGTTGGAAACGAAAGACCCCGCCCTGACGAGAGGACGGGGTGGATAGGTTTCGGGCTGCTCTGTCAATACAGCCAGCCTGACTACAGGCTAGACACAAACGATGTTTGTAAGCAACAGGACACGCGCAGTCACGCAGACCTTTTGCGGCGGTTCTCCCACAACGCCATCGCCTCCTCCAGCTTGTACTTGCCGCCATGATCGGTGAGACGGCCTCGACGTATCCAGTTGTCCACCATCTGCCGTGACACCGATTCCTTCGCCACCATCACCATCGCCTTCAGCAGTTCCTTCTTCTCGAACAGGTGGTCGCGCATCACTTCCTCAGTGGTTGCCCGGACCGCGGGGATGTCGATCGTCACACCACAGTCCAAGCACTGCTTCACCAGCTGGTCGTTGCGGCAGTACACGCCCTCACACGTGATCGCTTCGGTGGTGGATTGGCAGGGGCCGATGAACCTGGGGACCTCGGGGCGGTCGATGGTTCGCTGTACCCGCTTGATGATGTAGGTGATCTCGTCGGCGGCGTCCTGTGCCTCTTCGGTTTTCGCGAGGTCAACGAGGTAGCGGTCGATCCAGACGGCGTACTGTTTCGGTCTCAACTCCCCCGGCCAGGCGAGGGTGGAGTGGGTGCAGATGTGTTCGGTCCAGGTGCGGAGTGTGTCGCGGAGGTCGTGTGCGACTTCGGATGCGTTGACGTTGAAGACGACGGGGTCTTCGGATCGTTGTGGTGAGTCGTTGAATACGACTTGCCGGCTGAGGGTGGCGTCGAGGGCGTTGCACATCCATTGGGCGAGCTTCTTGAGTTCTGCGCTGAGGGCTTTGATCTCGTGGGGCTGCAGGTACAGGTCGTCGGTCACGGCTGGGTCTCCTCGGTGAGCGCGGCGGTAATGAACTTCAGGCCGTCATCAATGGCATCCATGTCCAGGCCGATGGCTTCCCCGATCTGCTCCCACGTCTGGGCGAGAGCCTTATCGGCGATTGCGTACATGTCGACGCCGGGAATGCGTCTCTGCCAATAGGCGACGATCTCAGCGAATGTGGCGCCTTCGGGTAGCGGCGGGTGTAGTAGCGGTACCCGGTTCACAATTCGGGAGGTCATTCGTCCACCACCTTGGCCTCGCCTACGTCTTCCACTTCGATACACTCCGAGCCCATGAGGTCGCCGTCCATCCAGTTCGCGGCCGCCTCTTCGGGGGTCGAGGCTTCCACGCAGTAGGTCTCTCGGACTTTCGTGTAGACGTCAACGTCGTACAGGGTCATGGGGTCTCCTTGGTTGCGCAGGTGTAGCACTGGTGGCGGGTTTGAAAGGCGGGTGTGTGGAACCGTTCCCACCCGACGTCGAACCAGGAACCGCAATCGCACTGGACTTGGATTTGGCCTGCGTGGTTGGTGCCGGCGAGACGGTGGTTTCGGCGTTCCGTGTGGGCGGGATAGTTTCTGGCGTCCACATTCACCATCGACTGCGGAGGATGGGTCACGACAGCCCCCTGGGGAGCTCGTCACCCAGGATGTCCTGGAGTTCGCCAGCGACTCGGATGATCGTCCTGTCGCTGACGGTGTACTCAGCGACAGGACGATCATCCGGCCGAAACACGAGGGTCCCGCTGTCGTGCATCTCGATGTATCCGTCCATGCCAACGAGCTCGGACCACACCCGGATGGGGAACTCAAGTCCACCCTTGATCTTGTCTAGCGCGTTCTGCGCCTCCTGGAGTCGATCTAGGGCGTCGGCGATGTGTCGTGCGTCGTCGGACGCGATGTTGAAGTCGCTCATTGGTTGGTCTCCTCAAGGCATTCGGGTCCACACGAGGTGGGTGGGGGTTGCAGGCGTTGGCAGACAAGGCACCAGGCGGGAGGGGTGAGGGTCATGGCAAGCTGGACGGTCACGCGGCGTCCCCCACCGAGCAGAAACAAGCCTCGTGCACGGCGAACTTGCATGGCGCACACATCCCGGAGATCTCCGACAGCGCCCCGCAATGGCAGCGACGCTCAACGAACGTGACTGCGACACATGCCCGTAGCCAGCCGACCATCACCTCAAGACCACGACCGCGGCGCGGCACCTCGGCCGGGGTTCGGCACACACCCTGCGGCAGCCACCATGTGGGCGGTCCGGTGTTCACCTGCAGGTAGATGTCCCAGCGTGTGGTCTCCCAGCGGTGGATTCGGGATACAGCGTTGTCGGGATGGAGCCGACGAAGGTAGTCGCTCACTGCGCCTCCTCGATGTGTAGTTCGATGCGTGGCCTGTCCCGGTCGAGTGCGATCGCCATGGACGTCGATGTGACGTGCCGGTGGTCGTCATCTACGAGGACCCCGCACTTGACGAGGGCATCCAGGCTGGCTTTCAACATCGGCCCCAGGGCGTCGCTGTCGCGTCTTCTCGCGTCCGGGGCGTACCAGACCACCCGAACGGTCTGCGGGGCCGTCAGCAACGGAATGCGGGCCTGTCTTGCTGCCGCCCACACCAACGTCTCCGCATGGTTCTTAGCCTGGTGCTGTTTCCGCCAATGCCAGGCGCGTTGCTGGTTCGCTGTCATCGGCGGGCGAGGAACGTCGAGCGTCAGAACGGTCATGCCACTCCCCCGTCGATGGACTTGCGGTCGGCGAGCTTGCGGATCTGGGCCATGAGCTCGGCACGCCGCTCGGGTGAGGCAACAGGTTTGTCCAGTGCCAGAACTTGGTCGGCGGGGGCGGGTTGCCGGGATGCGAGGCGTAGGCGTTCGGTGATGTGCCCGGGCATCAACCATTGGCTTGTGGATGCGAAGTGGTCGTGGAGTGCGTTCAGCGCTTTGTCGAAGGTCCAGCCGGCGCGACGTGCTGCCTCGGACCACGCCACTACGTCGCCTTCGCCGATGGTGCGGCGGTCGTATGCGGATGCCGCGGTGAGGAGGTCGATGATCTGGTTGCGGTTCATGCCTGGATTCCTCGGATCGGTCTGACATTGGGGGCAGGGTCTTTGAGTGCTTGGGCGGCCGCGATGCGTTCGTCGGTTGTGGATCTCGGTCGGGCTCGTGTGTGTTGTGCGATTCCGGATCGTTCTTTGACGACGTCGGAGACGAGGGCTGGTAGGACGCCGGGTCCGATTCCTGGTTTGGCGACCCACCGGGTGAGTGCTTCGCCAACGTCGTTGGGGTCTGTGCCGGAGTGGATGAGTTCGCTCGCTTTGATCCGGAGTGCGGTTTTGACGGCTGCGGGATGTTCGTCGGGGATGTGGTCCCGGACGAGGCGGGCGGCGTCGCGCTGGATGGGCGGGCCGGATGGTTGGTTTCGTGCGTCACTTACGGGGGCTGAACTACCTACGTACTTAGTTGTTCTGTTCTGTTCTGTTCTGTGTGTCGCGACATTCGTACGACTGTCGCGCGACGCATCCGCGACACGTCTCTTCTCCGCTACGCGTTCTCTGTCCTTCAATTTCTTTCTGACGTGGGCAATTAGGGGGCCCTGCCATTTCTCGAAGGCTCTGACGTGGTAGCCCAATGGGTCTTCACTTGGCGTCAGAATGGAGTACCGAATGAGTTCATCAACTCGCCGTGAAACTGACCGTAACCCGAGCTTTTTGAGAGCGGTTTCGGCGATGAACCCGTCCAGATTCTCCTGTTCAGCGATGTACGCGAGGATGCGCATGAAGCATGTTTGGGCGGTCTCGCTGACGCCCATATCGTCAAGATCCTTGTAGTAGCGGGAGGATGCCGCGAACCATTCGGCCACGAGCTACTGAACCTCCTTGTTGCGGTAGTAGTCGTCGGCACCTTCGGCGTGTGCAGCCTTCCGCCATTCACGTTTCTCGGCGGATTGCTGCACCTCCTCGTGTTCGCGTGTGTGCCGGTTGATAGCGGCCATCCAGCCGACGAACCCGTACACGCTGGTTTTGGGGACAGGGTGGCCGCAGGTAGCGCACACCCAGGTTTCGATGTCAGGGGCGCTCACTGGTGGTCCTCCGCCCCATCAACGAACGACCGGATCGTGCGTTCAACGACACCCATCCGTTGAGCAACGACCTGTGCGCACACGGCGCGACGGGCGTCCATCTCCCACTGGTAGCGGGCCTCTGCGTGCACCACGTCGGCGGCGGCGTTCAGTCCGGAGGTGCGGTCTAGGCCGTGTTGGCGGATCACTTCAGCAACATGAGCGGCGTGCTCAGCAGGACTGCCGATGCCCGAGGCGTACCCGCAGGTGCAGTCTCGGGTGGGGCTCACCATGTCGGACACGTACCGGTGTTGGGCGATGAGGGATTCCAGGGAAGGAACAGACATCACGCCTCCGCTCGAGTGGCAGCGCAAACCTGATCGCAGAGACGGAAGCACTCAGCCTTGAGCGCATCAACAGTCCAGACCTGCTCCCATGACGCCCCATGCCACATGGAACGCTCCTCTTCCTGCCACTTTCGACCGGCTTCGGAGATGTGGATTCCGACGCGGCCACGCAGTTCTGCGAGATCCCACGCGTCTCCGGTATGGGCTGTGTCGAAGCCGATCCAGCCTGAGCAGTCACCGCTGCCGTAGGTGATGCCGCCGTGGATGTCGAGCCCGTCGACGTCGACGGTGTGGCCGTCGGGGATGCGGGCGTATCCGTTGAGGACGCCACTAATGGGGGCTTGGTAGATGGCCCACCGGATGTCGTTGTGGACACCCTGGTAGAGCGGGTCACGTCCCTTGAACGGAACGTCGCCGCTAGAATCTGTCATGGCTGAACTCCTCGATAGTTCGGTCAGTGGCCGGGGTGTTCACAGCACCCTGGCCACCCCTCATTCTACCCCCGGTGGTGGGTGTTTCCTGTTGTGCCGCAGCGTGTTTGCGGGGCCTGCCGGGTGGTTTGGGGTCGATCATGCCCATCGCTTCGAGGTCGTCCCGAACCGTGTTTCGGTGGCAGCCCACACGCTTCGCGATCTCCGGGATGCTGTCGCCGGCGTGGAACAACAAGCCGACCTGGATCTGCCGTTTCGCCTTCCTGGCTTCCGCCTCCTTCACGTCAGCCCGCCCATCTGGTTGCCGAACTCGACGACCTGCAACAGATCAGTCATGACGCGGCCCCGATGCGGGTGAGGCTGTCGAGCATGGTCAGCGCCCGGTACGCCTGGGGTGGGCAGACGCCGTTGCCGATGGCCTTCAACTGCTCGGCGCGCGACAACCCGGGTACTGCGGTGACGTGACCCTCGGGGAGGCCCATCATCCATTCGGCGAACGCGGCGTTTAGGCGCGGCCGGTTGTTGCTGTTGAGTTCGGTCGGGGCGGGCGCTGGTCGGGTCACTCGTTCCCAACGTCGAACAGCGGGAGCGTAGGCGCCCCAGTCAATCCCAGCACCGCATCCACCAACTGCTGGGTGTGACCCTTCCGCTTGTCCGGGTGCTGCCCTCCACCCGTCGCATCCGATGCTTTCGGACTCGGTAGTGATCCCGAGTCCCGATGCGCTCGAGCGAGGTCCTGATCTCCTCGATCTTCAATGCGACCGCAGCCTGTTCGGACTTCAGGATCAGATGGGGTTCCACCGCCTTCAGGAACGCCGCCGCGTCCGCCCCGTTCACTGTCCACGTGGTGATCTGGGAGTGCTTCTCGTTTGTTGGGGTCTGCGTGATCAGCGTCCCCCCGTACGCGTTCTGCATCCGCTCCAGCACCTCGTTGGCCTTGGTTGCCATGCCGATCAGAACCCTGATGCCCATCCCGGTGTTGGACTTCGTCGACTTCGCGGTAATGCACCCCTCCCCGTCGACCAGTCCAGCCGCATACACATTGAAGCGTTGGCTCATCGAAATACCCTCCAATCGAACGCAGCCCAGCCACGTTCTCGAGAACGACATACTTGGGACGGAGGCATCGGATCGCCTCCAGGACGTAGGGCCACAGGTGCCGCTCATCCCCTTCGCCGGCACGACGACCAGCCGCACTGAAGGGCTGGCACGGAAACCCGCCGGTGAGGATGTCGACGGACTCCACCTGGGTCCAGTCGATGGTGGTGACGTCGCCGTGGTTGGGAACCTCGGGCCAGTGGTGGGCGAGGATCTTCGACGGGGCGGTGTCGTATTCGACGAACCATGCTGTGTCGGAGCCGAAGTAGGCGTTGACAGCCATGTCGAGGCCGCCGTATCCGCTGAAGAGTGAGCCGGTTTTCACTTCAACCCCCGCCCGGTCACGCGGTTGTGCTCAATCGGTCTGGCGTTACGCAAGTCGTTCCATCCCCAGACGAGCGCCCCGGCGGCCACGAGGATGGCGGTGAGGGTGGCGGCTGTGATGATCCCGGTCATGACTCACCACCGAGGATGCGAAGGATGTCCGCTACCTTGATTGCTGGCCAGGCTCCGGCGTAGTGACACGGCCCCTCGGCCAACTCCCGCACCTGTTGGATGGTGCTCGACAGGCGGTGGTTGGCGAGGCGGTGTGTGTCTGCGTCGGAGGCTGTCGACCGCAGTTCTGCCACCCAGTCGACGAGTTCGTCGGGGTCGCAACCTGCCGCGTCGGCCACCTGCTGGATGCGGCAGAACTTGCATACCATCGAAGTTGGGAACATGAGATCGGCCTCGAACCGGTGATGCCCCTCTTCTGTGATGCTCATCGGTCACCCCGCAGCCGGTCGGATTCGCGTCCTTGGCAGGCAGCACAGTTCGGGATGATGTGGCACCAGCACTCCACCTTCTCCACCACATCGTCTGCGGTGGCCTCAGATTCGAGACGATCAGCGGCCTGTCTGCGTGGCGCGGATGCGACATCGCGGAGCGTACGAGCGACTGACGCCCGCATGTTCGATCCGCCGATATGCATGTTCCGGTCAAGCTTGTCGGCCGCACCCTCGTACATGCTGGCGACGTTGCGTCCCTCGCCGAGGTAGTCGATGACGGGAGGGCTGATGGAGATGCTGCCGGCGTCTGGTGTGAGGTCGTCAGTCTCGGCGATGTCGTGCATGAGTTGGCTGCATCGTGTGCGGGCTTTCTCCGCTTCCGCCCGCCAGTGATCACGCTCAGCGCGATATTCGTTGCGCTGGTTCAAGGCCTCGTGAAGCTGGCCCCGCACCAGATCGGCAACTTCTAGGCCACCGCCGTGCAACTCGCACGGCTCCGACTCCACGGGGTCTCCACATTCGGCACACACCATGCCGCCGGGAGCTACGGAGTCGTCCCATCGCTCGTTCCGGTCGGACCTGTGCGCGGCTTCGAGTTCGGCGATGCGTGCCTGCGCTTGTTCCAGTAGTCGCCGATCCACCAGCCGGGTCACACGCCCGTAGCCGTCTTTCCTCTCGGTGTCGTAGATGATCGGCGGATCACCAACAGGACCGAAACCGATGTCAGACATGGGAGCCTCCGAGTGCACTGCGGGCGGCGGACACGGGGCATTCGAACTCGTCAAGCTCGGTGAATCCGTGAGCCTGGCAACCGCCGTGATGATCTAGACGGCAAGGCTCGTCGTCCACGAAGTTGCCCAGCAGGGAGCGCAATCCGTCGACCTCCCGGTGGGCGAGGCCGACCATCTCCCAGGTCGGTTCGGGCGGGCACTCATCAGGCGACCAGCACTCCACGGCCGCCTGAGCCGCGTCGGTGTGCCGAGAACACAGCTCCGCGTACGTCGTGGGCGCGGTGTAGACGTGTCCGGTTGGCGTCGTCTTCGGCCACTCGCGCTCGCCGCTCATCTCTGCTCCTCCGCGACATCAGCAGCCCGCGTGACTGAAATACTCAGTCCCGCTTTGGGTAGTAGGTGGTAGTGCTCAGGCAGAGCAGCGATGACGTGGGCGCCATGCTGGCCGTAACCCCGGCCGTCACCGATGTGGCCGCCGAACTGATCACCACATCGGCACATGACCCACTCCTTGCCTTGCTCGGGCCAGTTAGTTTGGTCATCGACGACGCTGTGTGCTGCCGCGATCTCTGCGGGTGTTGGGGTGTCACTGGGCATCGGAATCACCTCGGAGGAGTTGTTGTTGAATCTCGCTACACACCGCATTCCTCTGCCGCTGAGTCAGCTCCACGACCATGTACCCGTAGGAGTCGCAGATCGTGGCCGCGAGCAACAAGTCTTCGCGAGTGAGCTTGTCCTGTGGCCGATAGCGCAAGCGGTGCCCCACCCCGTATTCGTCGTCTGATTCCAAGGCTGGTCGAGGCCAGGAAGAGCCGTCAGACAGCTTGATTCGGCTACTGGGCATCGGAATCACCTTCAAGCTCAGAAGAGGAATAGAGGAGGGCGGACAGCTCATCGAGGAGGTCGGTGAAGCTCTCGTAGAGCACCGCCTGACCGATGTCGCGTGTGTCGTAAGGGGTCCACCTGCGAGCCTCTTCGATCACCTTGCGCAGCGGGGCGAGGGCCTCAGCTGCACCAGCTGATGCGAGGTCCTCGAACACCGCCCGCGTCAGATCGTTCTCGCAAGCCTTTGTCAGCATCGGGCGGTCAGCGATCGCTCTCTGCGCGGCGGCGACGGCGGGATCACCCGACATCAGAACTACCCCGGATCACATGCAGGACGAGGGTCGGAAACGGGCAGACATAGATGTGCAGGCCATCGGGTCGGCGGTCCCAGAACACACCGACCCAAAGGTCGCGCGGCTCAAAAATGCAGCGTCCAACCCACATACGCTTCTCGCTCATCTCGGCTCCTCGTCAGAACCGCCAGCCTCGGGCAGAACCACTTCAGCTGTGACGATCAGTGTTGTCCCCGCCGGGAAGTCGTCCGCCCATGCCTTGAACCCCGGCCCGGTGACAAATCCGTGCCGCGCCCAGAACTTGCCGTACGGCTCAACCGTCATCGGAACCTCGGTGCGGATCAGCGGTGACTGCGAGCTGGGTACTCTCCTCGCGATAGTTAGCGGTGCCATCGAAGGCGATCGCTCCGCCTCGGCCGCCAACGAGAACGAGCTTCAACCCGTACTGGGCGTCGATGGCGTTGAGAGCCCCCGACCTACGCCGATACCCTTCACCCTGAGCAAGGATCTGACCGTTGCGGGACCTACACCGCCAACGCCACTCGGTCTCGTACGCCGGCGGATAGAAGGTCGGCTGCTGATCGGCGGCAACGGCCTGCTCGGCATACACCTCGATGGTGCCGCGGTACTGGGCAGGCCTTCCCTCGAAAACGATCACTGGGCACCACCCGTGTACGCATCGACAGTCATCAACAGCGCCGGCCACACGTCGCGTAGCCATCGCGCCTCATCCGCCAACAGGCTGTGCGCAGGCTGGGTAGTCCACACGCAGCCGAGACTGAAGAACACGTCGCCGTCCTCGTCAACCTCGACGGTGAACCCACGGGCACTGTCCGGCATCCGCCACCTGAACGGCGCCTCGATCTCGTCATCCCAATCGCGTGGGTCCGTCAACGCCTTGATGGCGTCATTGCTCGTGCTCATTCCTGGCCCCCGTCCTCGACAAGCGACCGCAACCGGGCAACCTCGGCCGGGTCTGATTCCGTCGCCTTGTCCAGCCACTCAAGCGCTTTCGCTTGATCTTCCGGACTCAAGCCGCCAGCCTGGACCTTCGCGACGAATGACTCCGGGATCGGCTTGTAGCTGGCGGGCAGGGGCTTGATGACGACTTTCTGCTTGCGGCCCCGAGACTCCGAAACCATGTGCTCGAACGGCCGATCCCCCGTCGGGAGATCACTCATGTGCGAGATCCGAATCCCCCCGACTTGGTCTTTCCCGAAGCGGACTGACGCCTCCCGGTACAGGGCGACTCTTCTCCCGATCCAGTCGTCTGACTCGTCACCCCACGCGTCGATGAGGATGCGGATCACGGTGAGTGGTGGTCGCCACGCACGACCATTGCCCTCGGTCAGGTGGATGTCATACTTCTGTTCCGCGCTACCAACTTTGACGTCGGCGATGGTGAACACCTTCGCCTTGCCGCCAACGAAATCATCAGCGTTCCATTGATCTGAGCGGGGTTCTGCAGTGATCTTCATGATGCTTCGAGCTCCACGTCGGGGTTGAGTTCAAACACGGTTCGTTCGGTCATGGGCATGCCGTCGACGGCCTCGGCGTAGAGGCGGATCATCTCGGCGGCGTTGGCTTCGAACTTGCGGACAGCGGCGACGATCGCGTTCTGCCACTTCGTATCCGGGTACACACGCTTGGTGAACATGTGCATGCCGCCGGCGAACGACACGTAGTCCAGCCACTTGCGGCCGGAGACGAGCAACCCAGCCTGGAGTTGCGGCATGTGCTCGACCGGGATCACACCAGCGATGACCGTCTTGACCTGATGCTTCGGTGCGCGTGACTTGATCTCGATCAGACCATCCGCCCCGACCAGGCCGTCTGGCGAGTAGCCGAGTTTGAACCCCCACCGATCCTCGATCATGAAGCCGGTTTCGGTGGCGGGTGTGTAGTGCTCGGAGTACACGTCGCGGGCGATGGGCTCGTCGATGACACCGCGCCACATGGCTTCGGTGGTGTAGGTGTCGACGACCCACCCGTTGATGCGTTCGGCGACCAGCAGTTCGGTGTAGCTGCGGCTGTTGTCGTTGCTGGCCGGTTCGATCACGGTGGCCGTGTGTGAGCGGGCATGCTCTGCGCGCTCCGGGTGCAGCGTCTTGATCGGCTGCCCCTTCTGACCGAGACACGAATCGTTCGCCGGCGCCTCACACTTGGGGCAGTCGAAGTCGATCGCACCCAGCTTGCGGACCGTCAGCAGGTTGGCGACAGCCGAGGCGGTGACGATGCCGCAGCGGGCCTCATACCACTCAGGTGAACGTTGCTCGACGTTGTGAATGGTCAAAGTCATCTGTCGAGTTCCTGTCCTACTCGGATACGGCCAGCGGACTCACTGAGGCGCACGTGTTCGACGGTCCCCCAAGGGTCTTCACTGGTGGGCAACGTGACGTACACCTGCACGAGCGGGTCCGGATTGCGGGTGGCGGACGGTTGCCGCCAGTAGCGTTCGGAGTCTGTTTCGGGGTGGCCGATCATGATGCGAGTCCTCTCGCCCATCCCCACAGGTCGTCTTCTGTGTGAGTGTCGGGGTCAATACCGGCGGCTGCGACGACGAGCGCGGACACGATGCGGGTGGGTGCCCAGGTTTCGATGCGCGCCCAGCATTCGGCGGGGTCGGTGTCGCGGACGTCGCAGGCGAGTTCCATGACGTCACGCATCGCTTGCCCGACCGCCTGGTGGGATTGGATGGGGAGGGGGATGACGGTGCCTGGTTGCGCTGTGGGGTGGGAGGATTCGCGGGCTTTCCTGGCGCCCTCACAAACCGCTTTCTCCTGGTGCAGGCGAAGAGTGATCTCTTCTGGTGTGAGGCCTTTGGCGGTGAGTCGTTCCCACTCAGCGTTGTAGTCGTCGATGTTCACGATGCGGCCCTGCGCTCACGCCGCTGCATGCTGACGAGGGTGGTGAGTGGGAGTGGCGCGGGACGTCCGGCGCGGTAGTAGCGGCGAATGAGAGTGGTGGGGGTTTTGCCGATCCGCAGGCAGGCGTCCTCGACTGATGAGCCGCTGGTCAGGAGGTATTCAAACTCTTGGAAGTCGTCACTGATGTCACGGCGGCCGTCGGTCGACTGTCGGGCGTGTGCGGCGTCCCGTTCCTGGAGGAGTGGTCTACGTTCGCGTTCCGACAGTCCTCCGAACACTCCGAACCGTTCCCTGTTGTCCAGCGCCCATTCGAGGCACTGTTCCCGGACGTCACAGCGACCGCAGATTCGTTTCGCGTCTGCGGTGGACTCCCCTTTCTCGGGGAAGAACGCTTCGGGATCGGCCTGCGAGCAGGGTGCGTCGATGTGCCAGCGGGGGCGGGTGGAGATGCTGGCGAGGATGTCGGATACGTTGCGGTTGCGGTTGAGCAGGTTCGTGCCAGGGATTGCGTCTGCCGAACCAAGGGCCTGCTTCTTGTCGTCGATGGTTGTGCCAGCACGGTGACGGTCGGGTCTGGGTTCGCGGCTGGGCATGTAGTCGATGTGCATGTGGGTGCTCATTGGAAGAAGCCTTTCGGTGAAAGGGTGGTTCGAAGTTGGGGGAGGTCGTAGGGGTAGTCGTCGGGGCCACGCCACCGAACCCACCAGCCGAGACGGCATGACGCGTCGAGAAGGTCATGAGGCATCTCCGAAGTCGAGGGCCATCGTCTGGTTGCTCAGACGCTTCGCGATCAGCTCGCAGTAGCGTTCCTCGAGCTCGACGCCTATAACTCTGCGGCCCTGGTTGGCTGCGGCGACGAGGGTGGAGCCGCTGCCTGCGAACGGGTCAGCGATTGCACCGGGCGGGCACTTGGCTATCAGCCGTTCCATCAGAGGAATCGGTTTCGGAGTTGGATGATCGACCGCTCCGCCGGTTAGACGGTTAACCCGAATAACGGTGCCTTCTCTTGTTCCGGTCCAACCGTCGCCGAGTATGTAGATCTCCTCGTCGGACGGACCCCAGGGGAACTTGAGATCGCCCATTCCAGGCCACTCGCCCTTGTCCCAGATAAGGCGTGCACGAACGGAATCGGGTCGCGCGACGCTCCATCGCCCAAACATGAGGGCAGGTCGCGGACCCCACTTTCCGAGTACGGCATCCCGCGCCTCGGTGGTCTCGTCGTTGGCGATCGGTCGCGACTTCCAACCTGAGGAGTGCGCCATCCCGTACGGAGGGTCGGTTACGAGCACATCGGCTTGGAGCCAGTCGGTGATGTCGAGGCAGTCGCCGTGGTAGAGAGTCACGAGGTCGTCTTGGTAGTACGGGCCGCTCATCGTTGTGCCTCCAGCCAGCACATCACCCGGTTACCCGCCGTCTGCACATCCCGACAAGGCTGCACAGACAACGCCCGAAACCCACCCCGTGTGAGGACCGCTGACACACCCTGAGCGGTGAACATCATCGTCAGGTCGTAGCCGTAACAGGCAGCTACAGACTGCAAATCCTGCTGCACCTCAAGGGCTGCCCGAGCCTCCCGGTAGTGCTGGATGTCGATGACTGTCACTGGTTCACCACCTCCGCAGCGCACGGTTCGCACAGCAGCACATCCATGCGGGCCGTGACTGGTGCGTCTGGGTACAGCTGGTGTCGTTTCACGTACGCCACCCGCCGGCCCTTCGGGAAGAACTTTTCGCACTTGGGGCACCAGCCGTTCTTGCGGGCCGGGAACGAACCACGAACCTGCTGGGCCGCCCATTCCTGGACGGCGGCACGAACACTCGGATCAACAGTCACGAGGCACCGCCGATCAGGCGGATGGTCGGACAAGGCCAGAGCTGGAAGTTGCCGTCATCCGTGCCGCACGCCGCGCACACCTTCTGGACCCGGTTGTAGCGGACGTTCAAGGCCTCGACTGGCTCGTGCAACTCCCGAACCTTCTGGACGCTCGAGGTAGCAGCGCCGAGCTCGACGTTCGTCATCACGACGTCGGAGTTCGCCTGCTCGAAGTCCAATAGGAGGCCGGCTAGGGTTCGTTGGGCGTCGATTGCCCACGACCGCAACACGTCCACGTCCATCGTGTTGCGCCACTCCCGGAGAAGTGACCGGGCTTCATCGGCGGCGGTCATTGTTCTCCTCCGTCCGGAGGCAACACCCGCAACGCTTGGCCCACCACATCCCGGCCATCCATAAACTCGGTTTGCGGCCACACCAGCAACGCCATCGTGATGATCCAGCCCAACCCGACCAGGCTGTACACGATGAGTTCTGTGAAGTCCTTCGGCGGCACCGCAAACCCCACCGCGAACACAGCCAGGGTGTGCGCCAACACCCACGCGATCCGCACTGCAGCGCTCACGACGCCGCCCTCCCCTGCTGGATACGACGCAACGTCCGCGACCGAGACGACAGGCCGGACGGCGAATCCAACTCCACCGGCTCCTGGTCCGGGACCGCACGCAAACGTCTCTGGATCTCCGCGACATCCTCACGATTCAGCAGCCACTCACCACGCCGGCAACGCTGAGACCCCAACCCGCGGAACAAACCCCCCGCCTCCAGGTGTCTTCTCACATACCGTGCGGACAGCCCATACAGCGGGTCATCCTCGGTGGCAACGAGTTCTCTGATGGGCTTCCCGATCACGACGCCTCCCTTACGGGCCGGTAGTGGGTTTCTATGCGTCTCGCTTGGTCGTCCAATGCCATTGCGAGGTAGCGGGATTGCTCGGCGGTGAGGTGCAGGTCGGTGCGTTCATCCCCCGGCCCCACCACAACCACCCGCAGGACGCCGTGGCTGTTGGTGCCGATCGACACGAAGACTGGTCCGTGGCAGGTATCGACGTGGATCGCCGGCGCCTCAGACAGATGCATGTGCGTCACGACGCACCACCGATCAGTGGCTCCCAGATCGAGACGATTGTCTGCGCGCGTTGGGTCAGCCACGCCCGCACATGCGGTTCATCGTCGGCAGTCACCGAGACGGTCACCGACTTATTGAAGGCCTTGCGCTGCAACATGAAGTAGATGCTGAGCTCGTGTTTCTCAGTTCCGTCGGGGTAGTCGTCCGGGTACTCGATGTGCCAGGCGTGCCAGTCCCACCGGAACACCAGATTCAGATCGGGGTCGGTGGGTCCCCATGCGTCGATGAAGCTCTGCCACGAACCGTGTTGTTCCCACACGTCGAGGTGGCTGTGCCGGTCAGGGGATGCGAGGTAGTTGCCGTCCCCGCAGTAGTACGGGTGGTCGTACTCCCACAGGTGCTTGTCGGTCATGCGTCGACCGCCGTTCCGACGAGCCGGCGAATAGCGTTCTCACCGGGCGGCGTGACGTACAGCGTCTGCCGCACCTGGTTGTTGTGGTGACGGGGAGCCTTGTGCTGCGCGATCAGCCGGAACCACTGCTTCTTGTCGGCGTAGCAGCGCCACTCCCACTCCTCGACCACCCGATTGTGCTTCTTGGAGAACCGCTTCCCGATCAGCGTCTTGTAGATCCACCGCTTCTCGACGAGGAGTTCACGCAGCAGGGACTCCGACATGTTGAGTTGGTTGGCGACGGTGCGGAACAGGATGCAGTCGTCCGGGGAGACGAACCGGTCGACGTACTCGGCTTTCGGCTCGAGCTCGCGCGCGTAGGATTCCGCCGCCTCACGGGCTTCGAGTTCCTGGGCGTAGGCCCGTAGGGCTTCCGGCAGGCTCTGCGGGACAGGGAACTGTGGTTGCTGCGCGCGGCGGAGCTCGATGAACGCGTGGACGAGACGCTTCTTGAAGGCGCGGACGATGTCGTTGTTACGCATGTAGGTGAGGAGCAGGGTTGCCTGCGCCTCGTTGAGGATGGCGATGACGACGTTCCCGCCGCCGTGCTGGGCCTCTGGTCTTGGTCGCGTTTGAAACGCGACCCCTCCGAACTCCTCGAAGTCCGCGATGTTGTTGCGGACCAGCTCGAGGACGTTCTTGTGTTGGTTGCCAGTTCCCTCGGCGATGACCAGTGAGGTGGTCGTCGGTTCGCCGTCATCTCTGGGAGTGACGAGGGGGGTGATATCGTTGGTCACGAACTTCCCTTTCGTTGTTCGTTGCCCGCCTGGTGTTGCACCACCTGGCGGGCTTTTTCATTGCTGGGTGGGTTTGGGTGCCCCGGACGCTTCCTCGACGTCCGGGGCCTGCGCGACCGCCTGGGGGTGAGAGGTCCCCGAGCCGCGCTCAGCACACCCACACGTGGTGGGCCTGCTGTGATCCGTGAACCGCGGTGTGAAGGTCGCGGTGAGAGCAGCCACAATGTTGCGGCCGCGTTCAGTGGCATGAGCCGGCAGCGTGTACGTGCACAACGCCGGATCACGAGGGAACAGTGAGGTCGTGGACTCGACGCGGCCACCCCTGGCGAACTCGGTCATGATTGATCACCCGCCAGCTCGTCGGTGTACTGGGCGGCCGCGAGAAACGCTGCTGCCACCTGACGCATGTCGTCAGCGGTCAACTCGTCGTGCGCCAACTCCATGAAGTGGAAGTCGTTGTCGAGGTGACCGATCTCCGCGACACCCAACTGAACGGTGTCGATCCCCAGTGAGGTGCAGAGCGTGAACGTCGTCTGCCGGACCACGGCGGCGATCTGACCGACCAGCGCCGCGTCCGCCAACTCAGCCTGCATACGATCCGCCAGATCGGAAAGCACCTTGCCGAGACCATCGCCGAGATACACATCCGCGATCGCAGCCGCGAACCGCAGGTGACTCGGCTCAGCAACATCAACATCAGGAAGATCAGCCTTCCGCGTCGCCGTTGAGTGACTCGAAGTGTTAGCGGCCTTGAACTTGGCGCACGAACAAGGTGGTGCGCACGAGGTGATGGTGATGCCTGCCTCGTTGGCGTTGTGATCCACACCCGGCCGATGAGCACGACTGGTATGCCCACACACGCATCGACTCAGACGGGACTCCGTGTCGTTCTCGACAGGATCGGAGGCGTCACTCATGCCGGAACCTTGTCATTGCTGACGGATGACACACTGGGCGTGGCAGATTCCTCGTGGGCGATGAAGAGTTCCTCCCAGTGGCATTCGAGGCGCGCCGCGATAGCCAAAGCGAGGTCTTCCTTGATGTTCTTCAGCTGCCCGGTCTCGAGCTTCCAGATCGTGGTCTGGGTCCGCCGGACAAGCATTCCGAGCTCACGTTGCGTGTAGCGCTTCTGCTTTCGTTCCCTGCGGAGCTTCGCTGGGTCTTTGACTTCCATCCAGCAATCCCTCCTCATCAGCGGCGGTCTCTGCCGTGTGCGTGCCATCGTGCCCTCCGGTTGTTTCGGTGTCAACTGTCAGCGCCGACATTAACACTCTGGTTGTTTTTGCGTCAACCGTCAGTTCCTATCGATGACGTGGCATGATGCTTGCCGTGGTTGTCGCCAACTAATAGGCGCAGGTGGCACACCAAATGAGAACCAAGGAAGGCTTTCCCTCGTGAGCGCAACCCGACTAGCCGAACTCCTCCAAGGAGTGATCGACGACCGTAAGGCGCAGAGCCTGCCGGCCGCCTATCGCGACATAGAGGAACTCGTCAAAGCCGAGGAAGCATCCAACCCACGAGGCCTCGCCTTGAACCGCCAGACGGTCTCCGAGATCGTCAGCGGGAAGTACAAGAAGACGCCACAAGACGGCACGCTCCGCGCAATCGCGTGGCTTGCAGATGTCTCCGATGAGGTTGCGTTCGCAGCAGCAGGGAAGCGAGTCCCAGGCCCGCCGTTCGCGGCGGAACTACCCCCGGGAGTCGACGAACTGGAGGATGACGAGCGGAAGACAGCCATAGCAGTGCTGCGCACGCTCGTCGCGCAACGACGGGAAATTAACCGCTATGTGGCTACATCGTCTAATTCGACGGAACAGGGAACACCGCGCAAAGCGGGTAAAGGCGAGAAGACCGCTTTAGACGATGTGGAGGCCGCGTCGCTCGAGTCCGCCGATCGGGCTGACAGCGGGGCAGCGGCCCTGGAGAAAGACCGTCAGCGCAAGTAGATCCGCGTCTGACATGGCGTTATAGTCCACCTCGCGTAGGGCCGCTGCCAGGCCGTGCAGTAGTTCAGCGCGGTGATAGGAGTCGGCAATAGCCCGGTTTGGCATAGTGAACCTCCGTCAGCATTCAGAACGGCCCCCGCCGCATTTGTCTATCAACACGGGCGGACAAACGGCGGATGAAATCGGGCAATTGCCAACGTGAACAAGCGACCCACAGGGTGCTTGGTTGTCCCCATTTCGCAGGAGAGGGGTTGTTAGTAAGCCTCAAAGAGGCGCGCCGACACGCCCCGGAGATTCATCCGTTCAGACGACAGGCGTTGTCAGACTCCTGCCACCGTGTTCCTGCTAGTCGCCGACTGCTCGGTTCATGGCGGCGCTGATGGCGTCTGCCGCTTGAGCGTGGGACGAACGATCGAGGGTGTCGGTGCAAGGCCATAGAATGAGCGTGACCGGGCAGGTGCTACCAACACCGACCCGGCCACTACCCACTCGCTTGACTCAACCAAGGAGGGGCACATGGAGCGTATCTGCTCACAGCCCGACTGCTCACGCCGCCATTACGCCCGCGGTCTCTGCAAGATGCATTACCTACGCGTCTGGACGGCGGGGACCCTCGACCAGCACACGCGGACGCTTGTGACGCACGGAGCCAGTCTTGATGAACGTCTGAGGCACACGGGTTGGACGGTCACCGAGTCGGGGTGTTGGGAATGGAACGGCTCCCGAAACGGAAATAACTACGGTCAGTTGGCCACAGGCAGACATGCAGGCGACGACCCTAAGCGAACAGTGCCGATGATTGCATCGCGCGCCGCGTACACAGCGTGGGTGGGCGTAATCCCGGACGGACAGGTAGTGCGTCATCGGTGCGACAATCCCCCATGCATCAACCCGGAACACCTATGTTTGGGCATGCCGGTCGATAACACGAACGACGCTGTGGAGCGCAAGCGGATTGCCAACGGGGAGCGCAAGCGTGCCCAGGTGAAACTGACCGATGCTCAGGTCGCGGAGGTCCGCCGGCGCGTAGCCAGCGGCGAGACCAGGCTTGCACTCGCCTCCGAGTTTGGGGTGTCACGGTCCCTGCTGTCGATGATCGTGGCCGGCAAGCGCCGCAAGTCTCCCACTAATCCAGCATTGCCCCGATGACTTTCGCGGCATCCTCGAATGAGCCTCGGTCGATGTGGGAGTACACATTCGCGGTCACGTTCACCGACTCGTGTCCGAGGTGTCGGGACACCACCAGCAGCGGGATGCCGTTCTTGATCATCCAGCTCGCGCAGGTGTGGCGGAGGTCGTGGGGTGAGCAGCGGACGGGCGCTTTCTCCATCGCGGGCTTCCATCCGCCGTCGTAGTAGCGGCTATAGGTGACTCGGTCACCGTTGGCGTTGGTGAACAGCAGGGTCTTCTTGGGTCGGTCGAGATCCACAACGTCGAGTGCCTGTTGCGGGAGGTTGATGGTGCGGCGCCCAGCTTTGCTCTTGGGGTAGGCGAGGCGGGAGTCTTTGGTGCCGGTCCACTTCCATGCTTTGGAGATGCGGCACAGCGACCCATCAATGTCGCCGACGGTGAGTGCGGTGGCCTCGCTGAACCGCATGCCGGTGGTCACCAACCACTGCGTGAGCGGTCTCCACTGTTCGGGCATGGCCTCGTACAGGGCGTCCCATTCCGCGCGTGACAAGAAGACGGGTTCCTCGATGGGGTCTTTGCGTGGCAACCGGGTGTGGTCGCACGGATTCTGGGTGAGTTTCTGTTCCCGCACCGCCCGTCCCAACACCGCCGACAACAGACCGTGCTTGTTGGCGATCGTCTTCCCCGAATTACCGCGGCCCTGCAACTCTTTCACCCAAGCGGCGATGACCGGTTCGGTGATCTCCGACAGTGGTAGGGGTCCGATGGATGCGAAGTCTTTCCCGATGATGGCCTTGTAGCGGCGGATGGTGCCAGGCTCTACACCGATCAGGGAGTCGACGTGGTGTTCTGCGGCTTGAGCCAGGGTGGTTTCGTTGCGGTGGGTTTCGACGACACCGAGGATGGTCATGGCGCGTTCGTGCCCGAACTTCTCCACGTTGAGTCGGTGGCGTTCGGCCGCTGTGAGTGAGTCGAAGGTGAGTGCGCGTTGCCGGCCCTCATGCCGCCACTGCACCTTGTAGAACTCGGTGCCGTCGGAACGGACACGCGTGTACAGGGACGCCATCAGTCGGGCCAGACGCAGTGGATGAGTTCACGATCGGAGTCCCAGTGGTCCAACCGAAAGACCTGGCCTGACGACTCCAGGTGCAGGAACGACCCCATCACCACGATGCGCTCCTGGCGAGGGTCCTCGATACGAGCACCACGCACACGGCCAGCGACGATCTCGCGCACCTCGTGGATGCTGATGGTCATCGCCCAGTCCTGAGGGATGACGGTGCCGCTGCGTTCGTAGAAGCAACTGCACTTAGCGTTTCGCGGCATGGGGTAACACCTCCGGGAGATCGTGCCACCCCAGTCTAGCTGGGATGTTTCCCGGAAGTGTTTCCTTCCAATGCTCCGCGTGTCTGACCTGCGGATTTCGGTGGAGCTAAGGGGACTCGAACCCCTTTACAGACTGCCGTTCACGCAGGTCAGAGGCGATTTCCGGTCGAACCAGTGACCAGAGGCGACAAGGGGATGACCAGGGGTTATGTGGGGGTCCTGTTGACCCAGGAAACATTGAGAAACACGCTCCGTCGCGAGTTCTTCCAAACTAGCTACGCGGGTTCGATTCCCGTCACCCGCTCCAGGTCAGACCACACACCAGGGTCCGACTACAGCCACAGATACAGCCAACGCCCCGGACTACTACTACAGCCGGGGCGTTGGTTCGTTACAGCCACAGCCAGGGGTTAGTCGATGTGCTCAAGATCTTCGTCGAAGACATACAACAACCCGTCGTGCTCGTGATGCTGATCGACGAGTTGGTGGGCCAGCCAAGAGTTGTCCCGCTTCAACTCGGCCATGCCATGGGTGGTTTGCACCCAGTGGCTAAATAGCGGGCGCCAAGCGTCATGCTGGACAACCTTGCCCGCGACTAGGACGCCACATGCCCGAAACCCCACCCTGTCCCCTTCACGGAACTCAGGCATCTCCGTACCAGCCGTCCAATTGGACGTTCAGCTCCACCAGGTCGGGATGTCCAGCGACCTCCTGATCGAAGAACCCTTGCATCGCCGCCTGCATTTTCCGTGCAACCGCTGGTATGTCCGAGGTGAGTGATTCGATGAGACGTCGCCGTGCGTCATCGAGCCTCCGACGCAGGGCTTCAACTCGAATCAGGAACGCCTCCTGCTCCTCGGGTGTCAGCTGGTCCCAGTTCTCTGGAAAATCGTCCATCAGTAGTCCTTCTCCCAGCCCAGGTCGATCACGTTCGCGATGTGGTCAGCCCATTCGTTGTAGTGATCGCGGCTGTTCCCGTAGGGGGCGTTCTCGTTCCGGTTCGCCCAAGGCAAGTCGCCCTCACAGGAGCAGTCGTAGATCATCCCCTCGTAGTCGAGGATTGGTTTGTGTTCCGCTAAGGCCCGCCGCACCTGGTCGCCCACCTTGAACTCAGGCATCAGACGGCTCCGCCAAATAGTCGTACGGGGCCTTCGTCTGCCACACCGGGCTCATGTGCCGAGGGTCATCCATGTTGGTCACGTCGAAGTACTGCTCCTCGGCAGGGTCCGTGCTGGCCTTGAAGAACTCAACGCCCATCGCGTCGACCACCAACGCCGGGGCGGGGATGGATTCGAGTTGCCGCCAACCCTCATCGGCGGCGTCGGTCTTCTGCCAGCGGTAGTCACGCTCGTCCATCAGTAGTCCTTCTCCCAGTCGCGGAGCTTGGTCGTCTTCACCCGCCGGTCCAGGCGATGCGACAACACCTTCACTGCCTTCTTTCGGCCGGCCCGCTTGTAGGTGCACATGATCTTGTGCCAGCCGGTCGTGATGTCCCATTCGTCGCCGGTGGTCTTGTGCTCACTACGCATCGCGTTCCCCTAGCTCGCGGAGTTCGTTCACCAGATCCTGGTTGTCGGCCTCGAGCTGGCGGATGCGGGCGATCAGAGCAGGGATGTCCTCGCGGGCATGAGCGACGAACTCGCCGTCCTCGATGTCGTTGATACGTCCTGTGCCGGGATTCCAGAGACACCCGTACGGGGTCATCACCACATCGGGCCAGCTGCGCTTACCCATTTTCCATGGACCTCGAGTGGCTGCGTTGGCTCGCGCTTCGATCGCGTCCAGATCGAGGTCAGACATCGCTGTCCCCCGCTCGCTTCCGTGCGATCCGCTTCACCCGGTTGTTCACGCTCGTGCGGATGAAGTCGGCGAGTGTGGTGCCTTCAGCTTCCGCGACCTTCTTCCAGGTCTCCCACTCATCATCCGACACGCGGATGCAGTGAAGCGGCGTCTTGGGCTGATTCGGCACGCCTTCAAGTATGCCCGCGGTAATAACGTCGGTCACTTCTGACCCTCCATGATTGCGCTGGTCGTCGCCGGTTTCGTACACCAATCGTAGCACCGATCTGTTGACAGGAGTTATAACACCCCGCTACATTCGTCGACATCGGGAGTTATAGCACCCGGACATCAAAAGACGAGCACGGAGGTAGTGATGAAGCGCAGTGTGGTTGCCGCGGCAGGTGCGGCATTGGTGTGGGCCGGGATGCTCGGCGGGGTGGGTGTCGCGGCCGCAGCGGAGAAGCCGTGTGTGATGCCGGTCGCGGGTGGTGTGGCGCCGTGTCCGCCGCCGATCGTGTCGACCAACGGTGACTCCATCGGCGGTGGTGCGAACACTGATCCGGTGAACATGGGTGATCTGCCGCGCACTGGCCCGGACTACAGCTACGAGGCGCCGTCGTGGGAGAAGACCCCCGAACCGGAGCCCGAGCCGGAGCCGGAGGAGCCTGCCGAGGAGACTCCCGCCGAGTAGCCCCGGAACGGACGAAAGCGCCCCACCTGGTGTTGAGGTGGGGCGCTTCGTTGTCAGCGGTAGTAGCCGTCGTCGGTGCTGGTTTGTTCGTCTCGCCAGTCGCAGATGCGGTCGGCTTTCTCGTTGGCTTCTTCGATGGTGGTGGCCATGATGACCATTCCGGCTCCGCGGTGGTTGGTGATTCGGTGGGGGCTCATGTGGTTCTCCTGGGGTGGTGTCTGCCTGACACCGCCGACGATACATTCCGGAACTGTATTGTGCAAGTGGTGTTCCGTTGTGGCACAGAAGATTACGCCCGAGATTGGGGTGTTGACACCTGACAGTCCGGCACTGTATAGTTATGGGTGCAAGGACAACTACAGAGAGGAGGTGAAGCTGGTGGACAAGGTGGACCTAGCGCTCGCAATCGCGGCGCTCTCGGCCATCCTGCAGGCCATCACGGTCTGGCAGAACCGAGACCGCGAATAGCGAGCGGCCCGGGGGTAGAGCAAGTACCCCCGGGCACCCACCAATAATGCCACCAGCAACACACCATGAACACCATCAAAGATCGAGGAATCCAAGCAAGCGTCGTCACCGCCGGCATCCTCGCCGTCGTCACCGCCGTCGCCTACAGTCCCCCACTCCTCGCAGTGTGGGCAGTGTGGGCCGGCGTCACCGTGTGGGCGATCTACGAGGCACGGCGCAAGCATGCCCGGGCGTAAACCCCGGCACTACCTGTCGCAGCGGCAGGTGGCCGAACGCATCGGCGTCGTGCCGTCAGCGCTCGGCAGGTACAAACTCCCTACGCCCGATGTGACGATCGGGCCGGTCGACGACGACGGCACCATCCCCCGCGGCACTGTGCGGGGATGGCTGCCGGAGACCATCGACGAGTGGAATGCGCACCGGCCTGGCCGAGGCGCCCGCACCGATCTACGCGACTAGAAACACACGAACAGCCCCCGACCTCAGTGGAGGTCGGGGGCTGTTGCGATGAGCCACCACGCGGCGAACACGCAGACGACGATGGCGAGGATGTCCAGGAGCATGGAGGTTGGACGCACCCGACGGCCAATCGGTTCCGCCGACTTTGATCGCACTTTGGGGCGACCGACAAACTGTCACCTGACCCAAAGAGAACTCGCGGGACAATGGCCCGGTGATGGATCGTGAGGTGTTGCGGGCCGCGTCCGAGGCTGTTCACTCCCTGATGCGCAAGCAGCAGGCGAACCGTCAGGCACTCACCGATGGCGGGTGGGTGCCACTCGATCCTGTCCTGGAGGCGTTGGGGGTGGAGTGCGACGAGGTGATCTACAGCCAGCGTGCCGAGGCACCCGACCTCGCCGACCGGCTGGCCGCGGTGCTGGGTGACGACTGGGAGCCCTGACCGGTCCCGCACTTCACGTTATGGGCGGGGCTGCTGCTCGGTTTCGTGACAGATACGTCATCCCGATTGGCGAATGTAGGTCGACTGGGCGACACTCGGCGATATGGAGACCATCAAGCGAATCTGGGCCAGCGCCCCATGGTGGGCGTGGGTCATCATGATCGGCGGCCCCAGCGCTGTGATCATCGGGCTGTTGGTGGCGGACTTTCCTTCCGCAGGCGGAATGCCATACATCGATTTCTTGTGACGCGGTAAAAGCGCGCCAGAATGTACCCTCAACTCGCGCCTTGATGTGGTCCGTGTAACACTTCCACCATGATTCAGCCTGCCGGGGAATCGGGATCGAAAACGCAATCCCGTCCCGCCAAGGACCTTTCTGTCCAATCACTCCGCGGCCTCGCCATCATCCTCATGGTGGCCGGCCACGTCATCGGAAGTGATTTCAGCCGAGGGATGACGGTCGCCGATGACTCCGTGTGGCGGTACTCGTACCTTCTGCTCGAGGACATCCGGATGCCGCTGTTCACAGTCATATCGGGGCTGGTCTACGCGATGCGGCCTGTCCAGCCGGGAGCGCTGCAGGGGTTCTTCAAGGCCAAGGGGCGGCGGCTGCTGATACCCCTGGTCACGGTCGGCATACTGCTGTTCGCGATGCAGATCGTCATCCCAGGAACGAACTCTAAGCCCGCACTATCTGAGGCGTGGAAGATTGTGGTCTACGGCCACGATCACCTGTGGTTCCTGCTGGCAGTGTTCATCATCTTCTCTGTGGTCGCTTTGCTAGACACATACGGTGTCACATCCACTCAACGCGGATGGGCGATCACATTAGCTATTTCAGCAGTGCTGTTCATTATCGTTCGATTCCCAAGCGCCTGGAATCTGTTCAGCATCAACGGCGCGATCCGTTTGATGCCGTTCTTCCTCATCGGTTACGGAATGCAGCGCTACAAATTGATGGACCTCCGCGGATGGTGGGCCGCCGCCGCAGGGCTAGCACTGGCCGCCCTGTTCGTCCCTCGCGTGGCCGTCATTGTCGGCGCGATCGATCCTGCCCCACCCCTGCACCGGACGCTCAGCTTCGCCATCGGCGTCGCCGGAGTCGTCCTGCTGTACTCGGCTCGCCACCTGATCCGCTTCCGCTTCCTAGCGTGGCTCGGCGGCTTCTCGTTCGGGATCTACCTGCTGCACGTGTTTGGCTCGTCGGCATCGCGAATGGCGCTCGGCAAGGTCGGCGTCGAGAGCGAGATTGCAGTGTTCGTCATCTGCCTGATCCTCGCCCTGGGCCTCCCGATCCTGTTCATCAAGCTGTTCGGCCGATGGAACCCCGTGCGGGTGGGGATACTCGGCGAGAAACGACTTCCGAAGAAGGACGTTCCCGTCGAGGACACCCAGGGTCAGGACTCAACTCGAGGCTTGCGGAACAACCGCGGCACCGAGCGCACCGACAGCGACTTCCAGGCAATCGACGTATCCGACGGCAGGTAGATCCCACACTGGGTGCCCTGCAAGTTCGACGTGTCTACCGCCTCGGCGACGACATCGCCGTCAACCAAGACGGAGATACTCGGCCCGTACACCATCAGCTCAACGTACTTGTTCACTCCGATCGTGCCATTCGGCAGCGCAGGGCTCAGCGCCGTCGTCACCGCACCCACATTCCGTTGAAGGTGCATTGAGCCGCCTGAAGTGATGGCGACCCGATAGTGGTTGGAGGAGTCCGAGGTAGCGACCACCGCGTACGCGAAGCCGCTGGCATGCATGGCTTGGACCATGAATCCCAGTCGGACGTTGCGGTTGCCCGGATTGATGAGCAGGATGCGGGTCTGTCCGTCGGGTGCGGCGATACGTTTGATGGCGCCACCGTTGATGCGGTACTGCGCCGGCCAACCCGTCCAAGTGAGGCTGCGCCCACCGTTAGCGGCGTTCGTCGACACGATCGGGTCGACGTCCACGGCGCAGTTCTCGGAGGTGAGGATGGCGCCCGACGTCGCGCGGAGCCGCGCAGTGAGCACGTCGATCACTGTCTCCTGGTAGTCAGCGCGGATCGCGACAGGGCCGGCAGCTGGAACGCGGCGCTGGCCCGGTGCGCCCGCAACCGTGCCGACGTTCGTGACTCGTCGCAGTTGCGCGAACAACGTCGTCCAGTCGGTGCGCATCCGCTCGAGCGCCGGCCTCGCAACTACGGCCGCCTCGCCATCGACAGAGATCGCCGCCGACCCTGACGCATCCCCGACGTACATGCCGTAGTTCTGAAGGCATTCGGCGAGTGCATATCCCTCCTGGCTCAGGCTCAGCGACGCGATGTTCACCGACGGCGGGATCGCGAAGAACGAGCCCATGGGAACTTCACCTGAGTAAGTCACGCTCGGTGCGTCCTCGTCGGCCGCAGGCCAGACGAAGCCGCGCTTGAGCGAGGTTGGGGGGATCGAGATGCACAGGGCATGCGGGATGTAGCACTTCGCGAGCTCGTGTGAGCGGATCAGCCCGCCCGCGGTCGGGAATCGCGCAGCACGGGTGCCGGCGTTTCGGCCTGTGCCCAGCAGGTCTGTGCGGGTGATGAAATCGGCGGTGTAGGTGTACTCGTTGACCTTCACCGTCTTCCAGTAGTCGTAGGCGAATCGGCCGTCGATCACGCGCATAGAGGCGTCTGAGCCGGTCGAGATCACCGGGTCGTACGGGATTCGGTGAGTGAATGTGATGGCCGATCCGCCACTCGGCGTGTAGCTGCCGGTACACATCGGGTCGGAGGGCCTGGCGATGTTGTTGTAGAAGCCGTACCCGTTGAGGGTGTCGTTGATGGCCGGAGTCGCCGCGAGGAAGTTGGCTGTGGCCGCCGAGCCCGCCGCTTCGAACGTGGCGCCCTGGCCGATCGGCGTGTTCCAGATCGAGTCAGCAGTAAATGGCTGGCTGTCGGTGGTGCGGAACAGGGCAGGCAGGTTCGATGCCGGCACCCGGGCGTCGACCGTCGGTGCGTAACGTCCGTCGGCCGTCGATTGATCGAGCTTCCCCGCAACGTCCGCAGCCACCGATGCTGGGGCATAGGCGGTGTTGCCGACCGCTGTGATACGCGCATCGACAGCCGCACGGGTCGCAGTATCGGCGGCTGTGATCTTCGATGCGACTGCGGAATCGGGTACCGCCCCGGCTTCGACGTCCTCCAGGATTTGGGCGGCTTCGTCGCGGGCTGTTCGGGTTTCGTCCCGCAACACCGCCACCGCATTCACAACCGGTGGCGTGTACAGGTCCGGGTCGTAATCCTCGATCAACTCCTGCACCGTGTGCGAACCCGCCGTGAGCACAACGTCATACCACCTGGACCGGTAGTCCTTCGCCCCAAAGATGGCCTTCTGGATTTGGTACGGACCCTCCCCCAACAGACCGGAGTCGTAGAACCCGGGGGCTGTCGGATGGGTGGGTGGGTTGATCGCCACCATGATCGGCGCCGCATACACCGTCTTCCCACCCTCCTCACGGTCGGTCGGAACCCGCACCCACAGTTTCGAATCCCGAGGCGGAAACCCCCCACCAGGAAGCTGATACACACCAGTCAAACGTCCGGACATCAAAGATCCCTTCCTAAGTGAGGCGCACCGCAATAGACGTCCACGACCCCGACGCTGGGGTGGACAACGTGACAGGCGAACCCGCCCTATCAGCGAACGCCAAACAGTTACCGGTGGTGCGGCGATACTTCACCCGCACATCACCATTCGACGTCACCGAATCAATCTCAGCCGACCCCGCAGAGAAGTCGAACCCCACCAACGTGCGGCCACCCGAACCCGTCGGCGTACCCGATGGGGTGTTGCTCGTGCCGCTCGCGGTGACACCACCCGACACCGACGACACCCCCGTATACGAGACAGCGGACACGATGTGCCCGGACGAGGTACTGCGGTCCACCTGGATAGCCCTCGACCCTGCTGTGAGGCCGGTCGCGAAGTACATGGCGGCGTTAGACGTCTTCCCCACCAACGACATGTTCACGCCGTCGACACGGGCGGCGTTGGTGGTGTTACCGGCCACGAACACGATGATGGTGGCGTTCGCTGCGACCGTCAGATTCACACTAGTGGTGGATGATCCGTCGATGACGGTGGAGTTGTCGTACGCGAAGTAGGCTGCGGTGGCGGTGGCGGTGGAGTCCACGACCGCCGAGCTCGATGCGGCGAGGATGTGGCGTGCCCGGGATAGAGCCGTGCCGGCCACCACGCTTGAGCCTGTGGCCGTGAGAGAAGGCACTGGGGTGGCTACGTCGGTGACCGCCACACTGTTTGAGGCGTTCAAGGTGTAGCGTGCCCGCCCATCCCCCACACCCGACACCCCAACGTTCTGTGCAGCCGCCAACGGAACACGGAGACCATCCAAGATGGTGGACTCCCCCGCCTCAATCGACTGCACCGCAGAGACTGTGTGCCGGACCCGCACTTGCGCCACCGACTCCACGGTGAGTGTTTGGGTGGCGTCCGCGTTCACCGTCCCGACCGAGGGAACCGACGACGCCGTCGACACCACAGCGATGTCCTGGGCCGCATCCACCTCGATCAGGGGCCGGGACACGACAGGCTGATCCACCACAATGTCTTGGGTGGCGGCCAGACTGTAGAGGGCGCGCGCACCACCACCATCCGTCGCAATAACGATGGCCTGCGTGGCGGTGAGGACATGCCGCGGACGGGCAACACCAGACTGCAAGGTGTCGACGCTGTTGCTGGCGGTGACCGTGTACAGAGCTCGCACCACCGCTGAACCCGACACGGAGGCGGCCCCGGCAGCGTTCAAACCGACAGCAAGCTTCGCCGCCTGATCCACCTGTGCTGACTGCTCGGCGAACTCCACCCCCAGACGGGCATGAACCACCGCAGACCCCGAGACTGTGAACGTGTTGCCGGCAACCAGACGTTCCTTCGTCGGCGGCCGACGAGTCCGAAACCGCGGCACCGACGGAAGCTTCACACCCACCGACGGAACAGACGGCAACCGCGTCCTCACATGCGGGACAGCCGGCAACACCACCCCAACACGCGACACCGGGACCGCCGTAAACACGTACGGCCTGTTCGGGACCGGCGTAACCACCCGGCCCGCAAGAACAATCACGCTATGTGATGGTGATCGTGGGCGTCACATCGATCGTCGCGTTCGCCGACACCGTCGTCGAAGGAATCGCCAACTTGTCCAGATAGGTGCCCGACGTCTGCGCCGAATACACACCAGCCGCAACCACAGTCGTTGCCGGAACGTTGATCGACACCTTCGACCCCGTCATCGACCCCGACGCCGGAGTCCCCCACGTGGTTTGCTGACGCGCATACGCCGGGGTACCACCGGACACCTCCGACGCCCCCGTCGATCCAGGGTCCGCGGTGTGCAGGGAAATCCAGGTGCCCTGCGCCGCATAGGCGTTCAGCAGGGCCGTTTTCATCGCGTTGGTGGCGAGTGCCATGTCATTCTCCTAGGTTGTAGTCGATGTCAAGGTGCAGGGTTTGTTCGGCCGCGACGTGGACGTGTTCACGCCCGTCGTCGTCGATCCAATGCCGGGTGCCGTTGTCGTCCAACCACTCAGACACGACGCACCACCTTCCCGTAGTAGAGCGGGTACTCCTGGGTGGGGGTTTCCGGCATCGACACCGTCACCAGAAAATGGGTGGCCTGCCCGAGAGCGGGGGCTAGGGTTTCCTGTTGCACGATGTAGTCGATCGACGGCGGCTCCACCACACCCGGCACCGTCAACACCGGAGCCAACGATGTGGACGTCTTCACCGGATCACCCTTGTAGAAGTACAAAGTTGACGCCGCACCCACAGGCCACGACGTGATATTCCCCGACGACGCATCCACCGGATCAAGCGAAAACACCAAATCAGACTGCCGATACAGCGGCAGCTCAGCGCGGATACCCTCCCAACCCAACGTCACAGTCATGGCGTCTCCTCCTCGATCGTGATGTCCGCAGCAGTCACGTTGTCCAAACGCCCTGACGGATAGATCAACCCGTTACGACGCGCCATCACCGACCACCACCGCCGGCCGATGCCGGACGGGATCGAGTTGGTTGTGTCAGGCCACGTCAGCACCGGCACAGCACTCTCGGCGTTCGGGTCACCGAAAAACACCTGGTAGATGAAATGCGTGTCACCCTCATCTCGGATGGCCCGCAGCGTGTACCGGCCCGAACCCGGCACTGTCGCAGTGACACGGTCCGTGCGCGAGTTGTACGCACCCGTCTGGATACGCACACCCCCCACATCGGCGGTCAACCACACCCCATTGCCCAAACCAGACTGGCAGTGCACACCAACCCCGATGTCTTCCTCGTCGATCGACAGATCAGCACCCACCTCCACCACGTCCGTCGCCAACGGCTGGTGGTACATCGCAGCTGCGGACGCATTCGCGAACGCGCTACCCGTGAACTCGACCTTGCCGTCCTTGATCCCGACGCTCGACCCGTAGGTGATCCACCGCGTACCGAGACTCGCCCGGTTGAAGTCGTCGTAGAAGAACCGCGGTATCTGCGTCTGCCCCACATCGATACCGATCGACACGAACGGCGCCGGCCCGGTGTACATCGTGTCCCGCGTTGACGTCGCGATCGTCGTGGGAGCCGGAGTGGCGGAGGCGTTACGCGCGCTGCCGATGGTGTACGGACGGAACCCTGGCAGCGGAGTCGGGTTCGGAAAGTTGATGCCCGCCAGACTCACTGACCCCGACCCAGTCATCCGGAATTGAACATCGTAGATGTCTCCGACATCAGCAACAATGGTCTGCGACGACATCAGGTGCTGCATCCACCCGATCGACGAGAGCGACACGGGCACATCCCCGGCCAGGTTCGGCGATGAGTACAGCAACGAACTCGACCCGTCCTGCTCAAGCTTGTACACATCGAGGTTGAATGTGGAAACCGTGCCAGTCTTGTACGCCATCCACGTCAGCACTTTCCGTTCTGCTGCCGTCTTGAAGATGACATTCGCCCACGGCGCGTAGGTCGCGGTGACGTTAACCGTCGGCACAGCACTGGAGTTCGGTTCAACCACCAGGGTTCCCACCCCATGACGGTGCTGAACATTGTCGAGCATCACAATCGAGGTCTGGCCTGACAGTTCGTGCGTGTGGGCGTTTATGGTGAGGTTCGAGAACGGGAACGACGGTGTGCCTGTCCGGTCGGGGCCGGTCTCCCACACACCCATCCCCGACTGAAGTGCGATCACCTGCTGCACATAGTTGACCTGCGTCCCCACCGACACCGCAGTCTCCGCAGCATCCACCGCAGTCTCATTCGTTGTCTTGAGGAACTTGGCGAGCGCCTCCTCGAACTTGTCGCCAACTACCGGGATGTTCCCGACCAGCTGCACCAAAATCTTCAATGGGAGACGAATGAGAGCTGGTAGGAGATCGTCCCGGATCTCCTCGAGAGTGTCCCAGTCTTCTGGGTCACCTCCTGCGATCCACGACAACAACACCGAAAGCGGGGTCATCACGATGTCGCGCACCGTTCCCGAGACCAACGCCCCGAGTGGTCCAATATCCCCCTGAAAGGCCGCGATTACCGCGTGGGTCAATGTTCGAAGAACATCGACCGGCTCCCCCATGTGCTTGAACTTGGGGTCCCACTGATCGTATGCGTAGTCGTTCCAGAACTCTTCGTCCGCTGCCGCGAATTGGGACAGGCCGGAGGTGGCAGCGTTGGGGCGGTTCGCGGGCAGGAAGTAGTTGTTGTTGACGCCGGCGCCTGGCTGATTTGGTGTGGTCATCGGGTCAACCCCTCAACCATCGCCTTCACCGAAGCGAGGTATGTGGTGCCGTTGATCCGCTCCGAGCCGTAGGCAACGTGGCGACCTCCCGAGGTGTATTTGAGAAGCCAGTGCAGAGTGAACCCCGCATCCCACCACCGGCTGGGTAGCGGTTGCTGCAATCCCGTCACCTGCTGCGCAATCTGACGCATCCCGTTATCCCCCGGCAACGCCGAGATCGGATCATCCGGGATCGTGTACGAATAGCACTGCACATGCGTGATCAGACGCTGACCGGCAATCCCCCAATGGTTTCGGGGGACACCCTTGTGTGACACCTGATTCGCATGCCGCTTCGGATCAGACAGTAGGACGATGCCTTTGCAGTTGCGGGGCCGGTCGTACTGCACGAAGTCCCCTGCCGCGGCAGCACCGAGCGAGTAGCCCACGAGGACATAGGGTTCGCCCTCGGCGTCGATCTCACGCAGCCGCCGCCGCGCATCAGCAACCGACTCCGCGTACGTGCCCAACCCGATCGGACGAATCTCCGCCTGATAGGGCAGATCGGTACCCGGGATGGCGGACAGCATGTTCCGGCCGCCCAACGACTCCCCCGCGCCGCGCAGCTTGATCACCCTCATGCGGTCACCTGCGCATCCCGATCCGCCCTCTGCAACCGCAACAGAGACACCAACATCGGCACATACACGATGGCGCCCAGCGTGTAGATCGCGAACCGAATCTGCTGCCTGTACGGGTAATCCATGTCCCACCACAATGTGACCGCGATCTGATCCAACACCAGTGACAACACCAAGCATTTCGCCAGATAGATGCGACCGATCCGGTTCGTCCACCACGGCGACCGCACGAAGTAGAACAGTGTGAACGTGTTGACCAGCACCGCAATACACAGCAGTGAAATGTTCGCCGCGAGCCGGTAGTCGATGGTGATCCACAGATCGGCGATCAGCGTCAGACCGACAATCGTCACGCCCGCCGCGAGGACAAACCACTCCACAGCCGAGAACTCGCCTCGAACACTCCGCCTACGCGCCTCACGCAGCAGATGCTTCATCCTCTACCCCACGCATCCTGCAACAACTCCGTCCACCCATTCCGCTCTAGGTGAGAACGCAGCCGCTGCACCGTCTCCAACGACTCATTGATGGTTGATTCCACGTCCCGCAACTGCACCGCAGCAGCCTCTTTCGCCTGCCGCGCCTGCTGCGCTTCCTGACGTGCACGATCGATCTCACGCTGCCACGGCCACCTCATGACTGGCCCCTCCCAGCAGACTCGCGGAGGGAGTCCAGGATGTGGGTTTGCAGCTTGCCGGCGACATCCCACTCAGAGACGGTCGTCGTCAGCTGCTGAATGGTTTGGCCGTCGTTGCGGCGACCTTCCCTGAGCTCGGCGATGGTCTCGTCTTTCGCCGACACGATCTCTCGGTGATGGATACCGAGGATGAGCCAGCCCTGTTTGAGTCCCCAGAACACGACGCCAGCTGTCACGATGAGGAACCCAACAACCCCGACGCTGTTCCACACCTCGGGGTTGAAGGGAAGGGTCATCGGACCGTCGACTCAGCTGTGCTGCCGTACTCGGCCGGAACTGGGGTCTTCGCCGCGGCCAAGCCGACACCGAGGATCGCCGACAGAAGTACCAGGCCGGCGGCCCACTGCTCGGTGGTGCCGATCGCGAACGCGACGCCGATCGGCTGCAGTGCGATCACCACCCCGTACAGGAGGGTGCGCCACTTCGCCGACGAATGCAGCAACGCGAGTCCGAGGTCGAAAACCGCGACCGCAGCTGCGGCGATCAGCACACCCAGCGACGGGTCGACCTTGGTGGAGACGGTGATGACTCCGAAAACGGCGAGCACCACAGCATGGACGTAGGCGCGGCGGTTCGGGGTATCGAACCAAGCACGAATGGCAGACATGGTCACTTCTCCTGTGTGTCGAGGGCCGCGAGGATGCGGTCCAGCTTCTTCTCGATCTGCTTCTGACGGGCGCCGATCTGGCGGACCATCGTCACGAGGTTCTTGCCCTGCTCATCTGGGATGTCGAGCAGCGCGACATCGTTGATGGGGCTGGTGAAGTCGTATCCGTCCCACACGACCTCGTTGACCAAGGCCGCGAACGCGTCTGCATAGCGGGGGCCTTCCTTGTCCAGCCATGAATGGCCGAGGATCTTCCGCAGCCACGCCGACGGCAGACGGATACGGCCGGCGTAACGCAGCAGCTGCCCGCCCCCCTCGGCGACGGCGTTGGCCTGGGCTTGATTCAGTGATGCCACGGGGGCTCCTTCAGTGAGACCGAACAGCGCTTTGAGCTGGTCGATGGACAGGTCGGTGTAGTTGGCGTCGCACGGCCCGAACGGGGCGCATACGACCCGGTCGGAGTACTGATGCGCGAACCGATTCGGATACGCATAGGACTGGCCGGGTTGAATCCCGTAGTGCGGCACGACCAGCGGGATCGTCCCCCGGTTCTGCCAGAGCGCCGGGTCCGCTTTCGGGTTGTAGTAACCGATCACCCGCTTGCCGCCGAGCCAGCCGCGCACACGATTGATCTCGTCGTTGATCTCAGAAGAGTGGTCCCGATTCGGGATCGACCCCTGCGACGAGCCGTTGCCGGACTCGACGTCGACCATGCACACGATCCGCGGATCAATCCGCCCGTCGCGGGTGACCACTTCCCGCCACAAATCGCAGTTCGCAGCACCCGGGCGGAAGAAGTAGTAGACGATCACGATGTCGAGACGACCGCGGTCCAGCGCCGACAACGCCCACGTCAGATTGGCGTCAGCGCGGGAGTCCTTCACACTGCCGGTGTTGCTGCGGAAACAGAACACCCGATGCGGGTAGTCGTCGTTGCTGACCGGCTGAAACTGGGACACATCCGCCCAATACGTGCCCACGTCAGAACCGCCCCAACTGCGAGAACGCCTCGAAGTCCCGGGCGGATGGCTGCCACTGAGGTGGCGCGGGCGGATCGCCACCACGCTGAATCTTCGACACGATTCGGGCGAGCGCTGGATTCCCCTCCGGCACGCCGATCTGGAAGTGCATCTCATCTGGACGGGACCAGGCCCGACCCCAGAACACGGTGCCCTCGTAATCCGCCACCAACCGGTTGGTCTTCGCCACCAGCGACGCCGGCATTCGCAATAGACCCCACGGCCACTGCGTCGCGTTCAAATCCAGCGCGGTGCCCGACAGATGGTTGGAGGTGGCGACGTCGTTGGTGTTCGACCACCCCCACACCGGGGACACTAGCGGCGCGATCTCGGCGTGGTATCGGCGCGCAAAGTCGCCCAGGATGATGGCGGGCGCACCCGAGCGAATCGGCGCCGTGTTCATGTACGGCCCAGGCACCACGACACACTCGTCGCGGTTGCACATGCGCCACCCGTTCTCAGAATGGGTGTAGCCGTACGCGGTTCGGAAACCCATCGGGGCACCTCCTGGCATGGTGAGATCCCCACACCCGACAGGTGCAGGGTCGAAAGGCGGATAGAAACTAGGTGCGGATGTCTTTGAGGTCGACGTCAGCGTGCGGAGAACCCGCCAACGTCCCCGCATCCGTGCGGAGCTTCACCTCCGCCGTAAACGCCACAGCCTCAGCCTGAGCCACCCGATCCTGCTTACCGGCCTGACGGGCTTTCAGCTCCTCGAGCTTCGCCATGTACGCCTGATGCTCCTCATCAGCGAGCCGAGCGATCCGCTGCTCATACGTTTCATCAGGCTCGTGGGAGTCGTAGATCCACTTCCCGGCCGCCTTCTGAGCGTCAAGACTTTCACCGGCTTCGTAGTGCTTGATCGAGTCCGCCACCAACCGCACACCACCCTCGACGAGGTGACGTGCGACATCCAGCCAGTACTCCGGCCCCAGAATCAGGGGTGCTCCCACCACGCCCGGGAGGCCGATGAACAACGCCGAGACGGCCTGCGCCTCCGCTTCACGTTCCTCATCAGACATGTCAGCCCACTGCTTGAAAGTCACCGTCGTCTCCTAGAACAGTCCGAGCTCGGATGCTGCGGTGGCCAAGCCGGCGATCTCACGCATCAGACGGGCCATCGGGTCCTCATCCTCGCGAGGCCCGAACTCCAACTCCCACTGCGCGAAATGATCGAACGACCAATCCAGCTTCGCGACCTTCACCCGCTCCACATGAATCTCGCGGCGCGTATCACCGGCCACCTCGAAGCTGGCGCGGTCACCCTTGTACAGGTGCCCAGACCCTGGCCAACCCACCACATACGGGGTCAGCGCCGACACCTTCACCGACGCCGTCTTCGTACGGCGGGTCGCCACAATCCCGGCACGCATCGCCATCACCGACGACAACGTGTACGCCTTACCTGGCAGGTCCAGGTGGTATTCCTTGTAGTGCGACGACCCTGATTGGGCTATTCGGTGCGGCAGTTTCACTGAGATCCACGCCAGCACTGTGTCGGTGTAGAACGGTTTGAGTACTGCGTCGATCGCGCCGCCCTGGGCGCCGATACCGTAGCCTCCGATGTTCAGGTTCGACGTCACCAGATCGCCGACCGTCTGAATGCCAGCGCTGATGAGCTCGTTCACGCCAGGGGCACTCTGTCCGCCTGCATTCAGGATGACGCCCTTGGATGGTGTTGTGGTGAACTCGGTTTCCACCCCGGAGTCGGCCGGGAAGTGGACGAACGGGAAACCCTTCGGCGTGCCGAACATGTCCTCGTAGAACTTGGACGGCCACGAAGGCTCCCCCACCAGTTCTGTTTCAGCGTCCTCGATGAAGTCGCCGACGAGCTCGCGGATGGTGCGGGTGAACCCGTCGAACACGGTGCCGCCGTTCGCGGCGCCCTCCATGTGCCCGGACTTGTCGACGATGTCCACCACGAGCGCACCATCTTTGATGCCGGTCACGAAGGCCCCGGGCCACGGCTCCGGATCACCCTTCCGGTACCGGCGCGTCACCACCGACAGTTCGGCGTCCTTCAAGATCATCTCGGCCCGGTCATGCCACTTACCCCACCGCGACATGAACAGACACCACGTCGTGCCCGCCGCCATGTCCTGCAGGAAGCTGGTGGGTTTGATGACGATGTCCCAGTTCGACATGTCCAACCCGTCCAACCAGGTCGACGGGTTCATGGGGTCGTCGGGGATCTGCCAGATGCTCGAGTTGATCCGCCACAGCTGCAGCAGCAAAGCTGTCTTCAGCGTCCAGATCGCAGGCCCCGCCAGCAAAAATATGCGAGGGAACTGGAAGATCGCCGGCAGGAACGGGTTCGACCAGACGTCAATCCACTTCAGGTTCTCGTAGTCGGTGAGGAACGTGACGTGCAGCATCCGCTGCCCCTTGCCGTCCTTCTTCACCGACTTCGCGTCATACCGGCCTGTGACCCGAATGCCGTTGTGCTCCACATCGATGTGGAAGAACTCGCCCTCGCCCCGCTGGATTCGGCCGATGTCGTCGTTCATCCACTGCGCTACCGGATGCTCGAACGGGATCGCCAACTCGATGGGTCCGGTGTCGTTCTCCGGGTCCTCCACATGAAGCTCCACCACCTCCAACAGGAGGTGCTGTAGGCGTTGGTGTCCGTCGAAGATGAACACCCCGGGCGGGGTGCGTTGCATCCGCTCCAGCCGGCGTTCCTCGGCAACGGTCGCAGCCAAAATGGCGTCGCACTGCTCCTGGAGGCTGCCGGTCAACACTGGTGCGGTCATGACAACCCCGGGAACTCGAGACCGACAGGGCGCGTCCACAACCGCGGCTGATGCAACTCCGCCCGAGCTCCCCCAGCAGGGGCATCGGTGTAGGAGATCGGCAGCAACGTCGGTGGCGTGTACGGCGGGATGTCGTGCATCAGAAACTTGCCTCCCATCCGGCCCTGGAAGTTAGAGCCGGTAAATGTCATCGCCACCAACTTGCGGCGTTCACGCGTGATCCGAACGCCCTGATCGCTCGATGTGATGATCGGCAGAGGCAGGGTGCGCGACGCGTACGGACCTGCCGGCGCACGTGAACCCTTCTTCCCCCGCCACGACGGATCAGGAAGAGTCCACTTCGCCCGGGTCAACACCCACGTGTGCCGCATCGGCACATCAGTCGGATTCCACACCAAGATCGTTCCCGAACCCGAGGTCGTCGACCGCTCGAAAGCCTCCACATGGGTACCGGAATCCCACAACGGCATCGGCGCACGCATCTCGTAGGTGATGTCATAAAACTGCTGCGTGTACGGGTCACGCTCCGTCTTCAACTCCGGCGCTTCCCGCATCTGCACCGTCAGGCGACGCTCCCCTGACATCTCCGACTCCACCAACACCTGCGTGTGCTGGAAGTCGTCGTCCCACTCGTCAGGCTCCGCGGTGAAATCCATCCGGAAGTCGGACTCGAGACGCCCGATCTCCGACTCACCGCCAGCTTCGTCGTCGAGGTAAAACCCCAAGGTCATGTCGCGCGGCAGGTAGCGGATGCCGCCATACACGGCGCCGCCCTCGGTGTCCTCGATCCACTGGGTTTCCACTGGCGAATCGAGAAGACCTTGGACGCCGCCCTCACTCAACGTGAGGCCAGAGAACTTGCCCTCGTAGTTGACGGGCCAGTGCATCCCCGACGTGCCGATCATGGAGATCTTCAACATCAGCTACGGCCTCCACTCATTGCCCGCTGCCGTGCCCGCTGCAGCCGAGATTGCCGCTCGTAGAACTCCTGCTCATCCCGGAAGACGGGGTTGTGGAAGTGGGTGGAGTTGTCCGCCCCGCCTCCGATTGCGCTGACTGGTGTGAAGTCGACACCGGACCGCATGGCCTCGAGCATTGCGCCGTTGCGCGCTGTCGGGCCCTCAGGCATGACGAACTCGCGGCCGTGGACGAACCCAGCGATGTCGTTCACTCCGATGTTGCCGGTGTAGCCGCCCTTCTTGTAGCCACCCTTACCGCGCCCCCACCGTGCAGTGAGATCCTTGCCGTACTTCGGCACGTAGTACCGCAGTGCCGCCACAAGATTGGCGCCCGGATGGAACTTGTCGTTCGGCAACTTCGGGTCCCGGTTGGCCTGGAAGGTCGGCTCAATCACCTGCAGTAGACCACCCGACGGCACACCGTTCTGGGCGTTGATGTCGTAGTTGTTCTGCGCCTTCGGGTTACCGCTCGACTCGTCACCGATCTGCTCCACCATCGCCTGCAGCTGAGCAGGTCCCTTCATCGACTGGTTGACATAGTCGATCGCCCATTGCGCCAGCGGACGCCACTGCTCAGCACCACCACCCGGGTTGTACTGGATGTTCGGCATCCCACCTGGACCCTCGGCGACGTCCTGGATCTTGGACTGCTCCTCCTTGTATTGGAGTTGCCCACTGGGGTCGAGAGACGAATAGTCCTCGGTCGTACCCGGGTTGGTCGACGAGCCCGAATCCGCGTTGGGGTCGGCAGGATTAGGATCGTTGCCAGCCTTCGCGGTGTCGTGCTTCTTCTTCGCCTCCATGAACTGGTTGAAAGCGTTGAGCAGCGATGGCGAATCAGGGATCGAGAACAAGCCCATCGCATCCTGCGCCTGCTCCGAGACAGCCGACTTCGCAGCCGAACTGAACCGCTCGGCAATCACGTCAGCCTGAGTCGGGTCACCACCCTCGCCAGTGTCCTTCTTCTGGCCGAGCGCATTTTTGATGCCATCACTGACTGCGTTCGAGGTGAGATTGCCGAAGCTCTCGGAGAAGCTGTCGGCGAGCCACGTCTTCTCCTCGGTAGCACCAGCCTTCGGGTCTTTCAGATTACTGGGGTCGACCTCGGACTTCGCCCGCAACTCCTCGGCGACAGCCTTCACGCCCTCGAGGTCGGTGTTCTTCTTGAACACCACCGCACCCTCGGGAATGGTGTCGGTCGGCTGCGCGCCAACCTTCGCCAAGGCATCAGCCAGCGTCGCGCCGGTCTCCATCTGCTTGATGACGTCCTGCAGCTGCTGCCAATTCAGAACCGCCTCAGGCTTACCGGTCTCGTTCGTGACGACACTCTGCCCGGTAGGGACAAACCCACCTTGGTCACGGAACAAGCCACCCACGATCGGCACCGACTTGATGACGTTCTTGACCGACTTCTTCCCCAGGTCGTACCACTTACCGACGTCCTTCAACGTCCGAACGACCTCGACAGCCTTGTTCAACATCGACCCGAACGTTTTGTCCATGAACGCCTTCGGGATTCCGAAGATCCCCTCGGACTTGCCGTCGAAGGTGCCCGAGATGACCTTGCGGATGCCGCCGGCCATCGAGTCGATGATCTCTTTGACCTTCTGATGCAGCCAGGACCTCTTGTCCTCCGGGGTCATCCCGTCGAACCCGACCAGGCCCTCCGGCACAACATCGGGGTTGACAGCCTGTTCCTTGTACCAGCTGTGGACGTGGTCCATGTGGTTCTGGGTGGGGCTGCCGCGGTCTTCCATCGGCTGGCCGTTGATGTTTCCCTGCGGACGCCACCGTTGCTTCCAGATGGTGTGCTCGATCGGGAACTTCTTGGCGTTGGCGTGGGTCCATGCGTTGACCTCGTCGCCCGTCTTCATGTCGGGGACCATCACGTCGAGGGCACGCCCCGAGGGGTGCTCGGGGTAGGCGTCCTGCCGGTATCCGCCGATGTCCTTGATCTGCTTCCACAGGCGGAAGATGATGCGACGCATCAGCACCGCAATCGGTTTCAGCCCACCTTCGCCGCCAAGGGGCGCGAGACGCATGCCGGCCTCGACCGCGCCGCCCTTCTCGAACCGCGGCAGCGGGCCGCCTTCCGACGCGCCCCCAATCCCGCCGGGAGTCCAGGTGAACGGACGGCCGGACTCCACCATCTGCCGCATCCGGTACATGGCTCCGTGCCCGCCAGCGCGCTTGACGTCGGCGACGTCCCACACATGCTCGTCGGGCATCATCAGCGCGTGGACGGAGTCCTTGCCACGCTTGGCGCCCTTGCCCATCGGGACGGGGCCGCCCTGGGCGAACGCGACAGGTGTGGGTGCCGGCGCCTTCGGGATCGGCAGGAATCCGGCGATCTTCTCCCACACCGACCGCAGGCCGTTGTTCCACACCGTGTTCACCACAAACCGGATCGGCGCGGCGGCGTAACCCTTGATCTTGTCCCACGTGGTGCGGATACCCTCCGCAACAGCGGAGAACATGTCGCCGACCTTGCCGACAGCGGACTTCACCGCATCGAACGCAGGGCGGATGACGTTCTCCCACACCGTGCGAATCGCAGTGGCGAGAAGGTTCCAGCCGCCCTTGATCCAGTCGAAGATGGTCTTCACGCCGGACCATAGGAAACTGGCACCGGCCTTCACCGCGTTCCAGACCGGGGTGATGACGGTGTCGACGACCGCACGCAGGTGTCCGGCGAGGATGCTGAACCCAGCCTTGAACCAGCCGAAGATGACGGAGACGCCCGTCCACATGAACTGGGAGGCAGCCTTGATCCCGTTGAACACCGGGACGATGACGCTCTTCCACAACCACGTCGCGACCGTGCCAACAACCCGCAGGACGGACATGAAGGCTTGGAAGATGGGCTGGATCAGGGTCCACGCGAACCCGATGGCGGCCTTGATTCCGTTGAAGGCGGGAACGATGACCGTGTTCCACAGCCACATCACCACACCGCCGAGGAACTTCACCACCGACATGTAGGCGGTGAAGTAGCCCTTGATGATGGTCCAGGCCACGCCGATCGCCATCTTGATGCCATTCCAGGCGGGAAGGATGACGCTGCGCCACAACCACATCGCGACCTGGCCGATGACGCGGAACGCGGCCTGCATGCCGGGCCACACAGTGGTGGACAGCCACGACCAAACCGCGCCGATCGCGTTCTTGATGCCCTTCCACACCGCGTTCACGATGTTGCGGAAGGTCTCGTTTTTCTTGTACAGCAGGACGAGTCCTGCGCCGATGAGAGCGACAGCGGAGATGATCCACCCGATCGGACCCATCGCGAACCGGAGTGCGGCTCCGAACATGCGCATCGCGAAAGCGCCGGCCTTGGTGGCAATGTTTGCTGCGATCTGCGCAACCTTGTAGGCGCCGAGAGCGATTGTGTTGACGCCCAACGATGCTGCCGAACGGCCTACTGCGAACGCGAAGATCCCCTGCACGACAGAGGAAACCGCCATGATCGCGTTCCACAATGTCATCGCCATCATGACGCCCTTGACCGCGACAGCCACCGTCAACAACACAGGAGCCAGTGGGCCGAGTTTGGACATGATGGTGGCGACATGCGGTGCGATCGCCGCAAGGATGGTGGCCCACGGCGAGAAGGCGTGCACCATGGCCGGAATGATCGGCGCCAAGTTAGTCAGCGCCTGGCCAAGCGCAGGCATCAGACGTTCGGCCATCTGCACCAGCCCGGGGGTGGCCTCGCGGATCGCCTGCCCGATCGAACGCATCCCCGGCGCCAACCCCGCAGCAGAGATCTGCCCGAGCCGCATGAACGCCGCCCACAACGGGCCGACTACCGCGGTGACGTTCTGGATTACCGTTTTGACCTGGTTGAACGCGTCCACGAAGAACGTCTTGATCCGGCCCGACTGCTGAGCCTCAACAAGCATGGTCGACAGCGACTTCGCACCGTCGGCCATGCTGGACACCATCGGCGCGAACGCTTCGCCAGCACCTGCAGCGATCGACATCAGCCCGGGCATGATGTTGCCGAGGGCCTTGCCCATATTCGCAGCCATGCCCGACGACGTCTTCAACCACGACGACACAATCGGAATGCCCTGCGACGAGTTCATCCAATCGATAGCGCTCTTTGCGCCCTGATTGAATCCACCTGCGACACCACGCAGCGCGCCACCCAAACGGGGAAGCCACGTGTCCGCGAGCGGACCGACCCGATCTGCGAGACCGTCAAACAACGAGTCCTGAACGCTGCGCTGCATCGAGTCCCACGCCGGCTTCACGCCCATTACCGAGCGGACAAACCCTTGAGCTTTGCCAGACAGCTTGGCCATCGCCTCGGCCTGCTTATCGACGCCGCCGGTGCTGCCGGTGTCTTTCGGCTGCTTCGCCTCAGCTAGAGCCTCGCGCGCATCCTTGGTTTCGAGGGTGGCGTCACGCAGTCGTTCCTGCGCCTCAACAACCTCGTCGGACCCCTCGACACCTTTCGACCGAGTCTGCGCCGCCTCCTTGGCGAGATCGCCGTTCTCACGTTGCACCTCAGCCAGGCGGAGTTCAGCCTCCTGCACGGCGAGGACCGCCCGCTCACGCTCACGGCTGGTCTCGAACCCACCGCCAGCAAGATCCGCGCGAGCTTCCCGCAAGGCGAGCTGAGCGTCCTTCTCGGAGAGAGCCGCACCCTTGAGCTGGAGGTCCAGGTCACGCAGCTTCTTGCGTGCATCGTCGCGGGCCTTGGAGACGTCTTCCTGCGCGTCCTTCTCGGCCTCAACAGCTTTCGCTAGATTACGCTCTGCCCGGGTGATGTCCTTGGTGTTGTCGACCGCCTGAGCTGCGCCACCCCCACCTGTTGGGGCCTTGAACATCTCCTTGAAGGCGTCACCGACGCCGAGCATGCCAACCTTCAGGCCAGCGATCGCAGCACCGAACGCTGAGATGCCGGCGATCGCCGCACCACCTGCAGCGGACCCGACGGTGGCGATCGCCGCGCCGAGAGCGGCGAGTGCGGGCGCTGCAGTACTGGCGACGCCAATCAGCCCAGCCACACCAACGGTGAGTGCGCCGAGAATGCGGGAGCCGCGCGTAATCCGGCCGAGGGTGCGTACTGCAGCCGACAGAACCAGTACGGCTGCTGTTGCGCGGGCGACGTCGCGGGCAAGCGCTCCTGCGAAGGCGGACACGATCCTCAGGCCGCCGGCGAGTCTTCCTAGGTTGGCTCCGGCGAGCATCCGCAAGGCGGTCGCACCGGCCATAACTTGCACCGCAAACCCGCGCATGATCCGTGACGCCCACAGTGTTGCGGTGGCGATGGTGCCGATGTGTCGGACTGTGCCCTGCACAGCACCGTTCACGACCCCGAACGCCGCGGCAACGCCGACAATCCCGTTGCGCATTCCGGACAGGAACCCGCGGCCGAAACGGTGGCCGGCGTCTTGACCTTCTCGGGTGAAGTCGGCGTTCGCGCGGAATCCCCGCATGAAACCGGAAGCCATAGACCGACCCGAACGCTCACCATGGACGCGGGCATCAGCTTCCACGCCGCGGAGCTCGCGATTCACCGACCTGCGAAATCCTCGCATCGACGGGACGATCGAAACGAAACCTACCCCGATCTCCTCGGCCACAGGCGCACCTCCTCGTGAGTCTTATGCACGACGAAACCCCCGCAGGCGCATCGCCTTACGGGGTTCCCCTTGTGTCGTGTGTAGTTGGTTGCTACCGGGTCAAATAGTCCGCTGCCCGGCGGATCGTGTCCGGGTCGTCCTGCATTAGGCCTATCGCTCTATTGCAGGAGCCGCAAAGGAAGCCTCGCACACATTTTCCGCAGGTTCGATCCCGTGCACTCTTTGGTGGGCAACATCCGTGGTCGTGGTCAACGTGCAACCGTTCGACGCGACGTTGGCAGATCTCACAGCCTCGGAGTAGTGCTGCCGCGTACCGCTCCGGCCTGATCCCGTATCGTTTGAGCCGCATAGCATCTGGCGAATTACAGCAGTCTCGGCACCATTTAGTGTCGGCGCGCTGAATACGTCCCCCGCCACTCTCTTGCGTCATCAGCGAGAACTCCCGGCCGCACATGCAACATTCAGCGGTGCGAGGCCGGTTGCCGTCGTGTCGGGAGTCGAGCGCTGCGCATCTAGCTGAGCAGTGCTTTCGCCTCCCTGAACCCTGGTCGACACCTTTGCCACACACCACGCACTTCCAGTCTTTAGCCCATCGGTCCGGCCTCAGTTCGCCATGTGTTGCGAGTTGGACTCGGTGAGAGTTGCAAACGGTTCCCGCGCCCCGCGCAGGACGGTCGCATGTTGGGTGTACGCAGGTGGGTCGGCAACTCTCGGAACAGTAGATGTGTCGGCCTGGCCCGAGGTCGACCATCTTCCCGCAGGTGGCGCAAGGTGTGTGTGTCGTTCCGTACAGACGCTTGTGTTCTGCATGTTTGGAGCACAGCAGGTGCGATTCGATCAGACGCTTACATCCATCAACTGAGCACACTGTGTGTTCGAGGCAGACGTCCGACCTTCTGGGCCTGTCTTCGATTCGGGTTCCGCAGACGGTGCAGGTTCGCCAGTCGGGGCGGCCGTTCCTGCGACGCGAGTCGTGCATGCTGCAGACATCCGTCTTCGTGTTCAGCACCGATGTCCGACATCCCTCGACACAGCAGGTTGGGCGGCATTGCGGTGAGCAGTATGCGAGTCTTGCACTCATCATCGGTGCGTGGCATGTGGGACAAGTACGGCTTCGGGTAGCCTTCACGGCAGCCCCTCCTGGTGCATTCAGTGAGTGGGTCAGACCCCGGTTGAAGTGCTCCAACACTTCGGTCGGGGTCGTTTGCATTCTATCGCGAATCTCGGAGGCGAAGTACGATTCGTCCCTATGGACGAGAAGAAGCGCGCGGAGAAGGAACGCAAAAAGGCGGAAGCCAAGGCTTCTAAGGAGGTCCTGGGGAGGCTGTCGTTCCGCGACCAACTAACCCTGCAGACCGGATTTGGTGGCGTGGTGTCGAATGGCGTCAGCATCGGTTACGGCCGGAACTCCGACCAGTGGTACGCCATCGCAGGCTGCACCGCAACCATCCGCTACGGCGCCATCGAAACGCACCAGAGTGCGGGACGGATCGCGGCCGGTGGTGCCGTAGCGGGATGGAAGGGAGCGGCCGTCGGATCGGTGATGGGTCAGGCTTCCCAGAACATCTGGGTCGATTTGACCTGGCCGAACGGATTCACGCTCTCGGCGCTGGGGATCGGCGAAGCTAACGCCGCAAAGTTCGTCAACCTCGTGAATGAGATGTCCGGACAGTTCTAACCGGCAGAGGGCAGCGCAAAGAGGTCGCGGGCCGCATCCAGGGTGATGACATCACCCTTGCGGACCTTCTTCGACGAATCCGCATCCTCAACACCTGGACGCGGATACGGCTTCGGCCGGTTCCGACCCTTCGAACCGTCCTTCGTTTTGAACCACACCAGCAGGTGAAGCAGGTCGACAGCATCAGCGGCGAGGTGCGCCCCCAAGTCCCACTCCACATACTCCGGATAGAGCTCTCGGAACACGGCCGAGGACCGGTCCCTGGTGATGGTGGAGATGATGGCCCGCAGGTCACACCACTCAAACTCTGGTGTGCCGGCATTGCGGAGCCGTAACCCTAGCCGGATGAGGTCAGCCGAGACGGCCTCCTGGTGTTCGTCGCAGAACGCCAGAAGGCTTAGGATTCCGGGCCGCCACCCTCCATCTCGGAATCCTTCTGCCAAGCCAGCATCAAGTCCATCTGTTGCTCGAGGGTCAGTTCGTCGATGAGCTCGAGAGCCTTCTCGGTGCACATCTTCTTTTCGAGGAGGGTCTCCAGAAGCCCGTAGAACTGCTCGAGCTCATCAGCCTTGCGCAGCTTGCGGAAGATGCCGCCGGGGATCTGTCCGAACCTCGGGAGGATGATCTCCTTCGTCTTCGGTGCTCCCTTGAGACGCCAGTGAAATTTTTCGAGTGCCATGGTGGACCCAGCCTTTCAATCAATTGGGTAGGTGTTGTCCCGGCCTCACGAAGCCCGCCGGTGAGGCAGGCCGGGTCCAACGGTGAACCTCACCGGCGGGTTCTCAACTGGCCTCAGGGGCCTGCGGGTCGGCGTCACCCTTGGGGACACTCCGCGCCTGGCGAACCGTCTCCGCCTTCGCATGAGCAACACGCTCAGCCTCCGCGGCCTCCGCGAGCTCCTTCTTCCGCTGCGCGACCGTCTGCATCACGGAGTCACATCCGCCAGAGCGTCGTTGTAGATGAAGTCGTACGACGTGTTGCCGTCCTCATCCTCGAAGCCCTCGATCGTGACGGTGTACATGATCGTGTCGGTGTGGACACGCGTGATGTCGTCGATCTCGGTGATCTGACCGTCCGGGATGTAGGTGCGGAGCAGGTTCGCGCCGTCCTTGGAGTCGATGGCCCACGACTCGTGCGGGAGCTGGATCTTGTTCTTGGCGACTGTGATGTTGCCGTCGCCGTCGTCGGTGACGTTCGCCGATCCGAACACGCGCTTGAGGACGTCAGCGTTGATCGACTCCATGAACGCGAACTGGAAGGTGTTCGCGAAGTCGGTCTGCAGCACCTTGACGGTCGCGCCGCCCCACGCCTTCTTCTTCTCGGTGTCGCGGGTCAGCGTCTCGGTGACGCCGTCCTCACCGATGTAGCCGAGGTCGATCCAGCCGACCGGAAGGGCGGTGGTGGCATTGGTGGGCGGTGTGGTGCCGAGCGGGGCGTTACGCACCGCGCCGGTCACGTTGGGTGTCGCAGCGAACACGTTTGCGGCTGTGGAAGCCATGGGGTGCCCCTTTCAGGCAGATGTGGACCCGGCCTGAGAAAGAGGAAGTTCGTGTGAAGTTGTTATTGAGTTATGTGCCCGCGGACATCAAGGGACGCCGAGAACTGGTATCGCGGAAGCGATGTGTCGGGGTCCGGGAACGATGCCGGCTCCCCTACTGAGGTGACACCCCGGATCTCGGGGACCGCAGGGTCGTACTGCGCGGCGAACACGAGCGCGGCCACCCGCTCACACAGGGCTGCAGCGTCCGGGGACTTGGTGTCCCAGCACTGCACAATCAGCAACCGCTTCGACATCGCCAACCCGCGGCCGGAACCGCCGGCCGCTTCGACGCGAACCATCTTCGCGACACGGGGATTTGGCACCTGAGTCGACACCTTCACCCCCATCAGCCGGGACTTCAGGTAAGCAACCAGAGCCGCCTCCACGTCTGGGAAGACGACGAGCTCAACCATTGCCCAACGCCCGGACGAGAGTGTTGTTGCGGGCGTTCTCTTCCCGGGCCTCATGCGTGTCTGGCCACACACGGCCACGCGCACGAGTCCGACCCACGGACACCTCGGACTCGAATCCCTTACCGGCACGGTTCTTGATCCGACTCGTCGGCCCCTTCACCGTCTCGGTATTCTTCAAGGTGTCGGCGAAGAACTTGCGGTTGTACTTGATCTTCACCCGTTCACCTGCCTCAGATTCACGACATGGCCGGGCACCCAGCCGAACGGGTTGCCGGCAGTGGATTCGACCTTCCCGATCTGCTCCATCTCCCCTAGTTCGGGCAGGATGCCGCGGTCCCGCGGATCGGACACCCAATCCGCAGGGACGAGGAGTTCGAGGTCCACCACGTCCCGGTTGTGTCCCGCCACCTTCGGTTCCGAAGTGTTGGGGGCGCCCCACCCGATGACTTGACAATCAACGGGGTCGGCCCACGAATCCACGGTGTTGCCGTGGGCATCCTCGCCCTCACCGCTGTACGCCATCCACTGGATGGTGAACAGGGCGGGAAACTCAGAAGCCATGCTCGTAGATCGGGTTGCCGGCCAAAGTCGCTCCACAGGAGCAGGTGCCGCCGAAGTACACCGAGCAAATCGGAGAGTGACAACTCCCGGACTGCACCGTGTCTACCGAATACGCCTGCCCCTCTGTGCCGCTCTTGCAGATGTCCTGCAACTGGGTGATCTCCGACGGCCAAAGGTTGTAACCGCCACGTTGGCGGGTGTCGTAGGTGACTCCGAACTGCAGCGCAGTCTGCGACTGCAATGCCCCCGAGCCGGCCTTCGACCACCGGATGACCGCCCCCACCAGGATCAGCTTGGCCTCAGCCAACTGATCTTCAGTGGGAGGAGGGTCGGTAGAAGCTAGGCAGGGCGCAACCCGCGACGCACGAGCATTCGCACCATCAATCCACATAGCAGACATCGCATCCGAGGCGACATCCACAGGTAGGTCGTCAGGTCCGATAATCGCAGCCACGAGTTACCCCTTGCCCTAGTCGCTCGACGACTTCGGCCGACCCGGGCCGCGCTTCTCCGGCTCCGGCAGGCGATACCCCGCAGCGATCCGCAGATCCTTCTTCGACGCAGCGACCGACACCGTCTGACCATTGGGCGCGATCAGAGTGACAGTCTCGTTCTTCTCAGCCATCGTTCAGTCCCTTCCTGGCTCAGGAGTTCGCGGTCGCGTCCTTGACCACGGCGAATGCATCCGTGGACATGATGCCGATGCCGTAGACGACCTCAGCGCGGATCGCGATCTGGTTCTGCCGCTTCAGGTCGCCCAGTCCGTCGGGATCACCGAACTCGATCAGCTCGAGCGGCACACTGACCTGGACGCCCCACCGGAACGCGGAGAAGTCGCCGACGATGGCCTTCACGTTCGGGTTGGTGGTCCGGTATGCGCCGGTCGATGCGGTGACGGCTTCCGGGCCGCCACGCACCGTGTCCGACACGGCCGCAGTCAGACCTGCGAACGATGCAGCGTCCGTGCCGAACCCGAGCTCCGGGTACAGCTTGCGACCCTGCGAGTCGCGCTGCGTCGCCAGCTTGAACGAGTAGCTGTTGTCCAGGGCGATGCCGTCGGGGGCGAGGCTGTCCTCGAGCACCAGACCGACACCGGCCTCGATGGCGAGGTCGGGGGTGGCCAGCGACTGGGTGGTCAGCTCGACGACGTTGGTGCTGTCGAGGATCTTCGCCGGCGAACCGGACAGGGCGGCGCCGGTGAGCGGGTTGATGCCGTGAATGCCGATCAGGTCCAGCGCACGGCCGAGCGCAACGCCGGACAGGTCGGCCATCACCTGCAGGACACCGAGCTGGCGAGAGTCGTCAGCCCACTTGACTTCCTGGTTGAACCGCTGGGTGACCTGCACCTTCCGCGGGATCGCGGTGACCGGCGCGAACGTCGCAGTCGACTCGCTCTTCTGCGCGCCTTCACCGACGACCTCACCGCGAGGCGGGGCCGTGAGGGTCATGTACTGCTGCTCGCCGAACTCCTGAGGTTCAGCGGTCGACAGACGAGCCAGGACCGACTGGCCCTGCGCCTTCTGCCAGACGCCCGGCACCATGTGCTTGGGCAGCTGGAATGTTCCGGTTGCGAGAGCGACCATGAGAGTGTTCCTTTCGGGTTAGGAACTCCCCCCGAAGAATGTGCGCGCGAACGCGCGGTCGTCTTCTTCGGTGGTCGTTCCGGTCTGTGTCGACGTGCCCTCCTTGGGCACGGTCGGGTTCTTCTTCTTGCGCTCGGTTTCGGCCTTCGCCTGCTCAGCAACACGATCGGCAAGCCTCTTCGCCTGGGCGGTGAGGGTGTCCTCATCGGTTCCAGTGAGGAACAGTTCGGCGTCGGACGGTCCGCCGTCTTCTGCTGGCTTGGTGCTGATCCCGAACTGACCTGCGATACGGAGCCGCAGCCCATTTGCCTCGGACTGCTGGAACTTCTGCTCGAGGTCGGCGAATCGCTGCTCGATGGTCTTCTTGTCGTCGGCAGCTTTCTTCAGCTCGTCGTAGTCGGCGTACTTCTCGGACACCTTGCGGCGCTCTTCGGTACGCGTCTTGCCGACCAGCTTGTCGACCTCCTCCTGAGTGAAGGTCTTCGGCACCTCCCCAGACGGATCACCGCGCGAATCGCCTTGCGGCTCTCCGGTCGGTTCACCTTGAGGGCTACCGTTGTCGTCGCTCATTTAGAACTCCCGTTTCCGTCCCGTCGGACATAGACCGGCATTGGAGCGCTGCCGTGGGCGCTATCCCTCGGTGAGGGAAGTCTTCAGAGGTTCGCCGTGATCCAGTCGCGCGCGCGGGCTCGATCAGCGTCGGTGATGTTCCGGCCGCTGGGCGTGTATGCACGCACAGGCACAGGTAGGCCACCGAACTTCGGGACCGCGACACAGTGGCACGAATCGTGGGCGCCGAAGCTGGAGGTCGAGCGGCTCCGGTACACATCGCCACGGCTTGCCAGCAGAACACAGAATCCACACGCATCAGGCCGTGCGTACCGTTGCCAACCCTCAGCCTGCGGATCACGAAATGTGTTGTCGGTTATCGTTTCCCGGCTAGCCACCATCACGCGTTTGACCAGACCCCCGGAGATCTGTGCGAGCGCAGAGTCCCAGTCCTCCTGCGCTAGCGACGCACCCCATCCAGCGAGCGCTTCCGCCCCGAGACTCAAGTCGGGCAGGTCGGTATCGAATGACCCCTGCACATCGAGGTCTGATCGGTACTCGTCGTACCACTCCGCCGACAACGTGGCCGCCGTGTCGCCGTAATCCGCTACGAGAGCAGGCATCACATCAAAGAGTCCGTCCCGGACCGAGGCGACATCCAACTGTGACCACAGAGCCGCAAGATCTGCCTCTGCGTTCCCGCTGAGGCGGACCAACAACCTACGCAGTTCGGTCAGCGTCGCCGGCATCGGCCATCACAGTCTGCTGGCGAAGCGTGTCGAGCACCTGACGGCCAGTCGCGCGCCGACGCTCCGACAGAGCTCGCTTAATCTGCTGCGGAGTCAACCCGAGGAGTTCGTAGCCGACTTCAGTTCCGGCGAGCTCCGGCGCTGCAGCGAGCTGCTTCATCCCAGCGTCAGCGACAGCAGCCCTAGACAGGTAGCGCGGATTCCGCCAGTTCGTATCGATCGACCGCCACGAATCTGGGATATCCTCCGCCGCAATACCGTTCTTCATCGCGAGAGCCCGGATGAACGAGTTTCTGAGCGCGGGAGTGAAATTGTCGTCAGCGCCCTCGGCTTCGGCGATCAGCTCATACTGCGACGCGTCATAGGACTCCGCCGACGTCGGGTTGACCATCTCGCTGATCGCGACCGCCGAATCAGGCAACTGCGCTTCCCGCGCGAACAACTTCGCCAAACCGTTGATGTCCGCCCAGTGCGCTTCCGGGCTGGCCGCCGGAAACTGCTTCACATCAGCACGGGCCAGCTGCGGTTCCTTCACATCCTTGTCGTCGTTGATGCCCTTGATACGTCCGAGACGGATGTTCCACATGTCCCGCTGAGTGCCGTCAGCGTTCTTGAACACCGTTTCGTCGGCGCCCAACAGCCAGAACTCGGGGTAAGAGAACACGTCCATGTGGCCTTCGCGACGGATCAGCTCGCGTACCGCAGCGTCCTGTAGTCCCATGATGGGCTGGGTGATCCGCGATTGCCCGAACGGCCGACGGGGCGACGGTTTGTACGGCAGTACCTCTGCGGGAACGCCGTAGACGTGCTCGGCCCGGTCAACCTGCCACTTTGACGTTGCTTTGTCTCGCTGCGCGGTGATGGTCTCGTTCTCGATGTACAGCGCGAGCGTGAGAACGCGGCCGTCCTTGTCCTTGTCGATGACGGACAGGAGGTTGTCGAGGTGCCGGCGCCGGCGATTCCACTGTCCTGTGGCCTCGGTGGCGTCCTTGACGTGGATCAGAGATTCGGGCTCGTCGTCCTGGCCCATGGTGTTGATCAGGAACGCGGGGCCGTGATTCATCGCCGCGACGACGGCGCCGTCCACCTCAGATGCGAGGTGGTTGTCGTTCCACACCTCGAGACCGCCGATGCTGGCGAGGTCGCCGTCAGCCCACACGAATCCATCGAGGTTGCAACGTCGCGCCAGCGCGTCGACAGCTTTACCAGTCCACCCAAGGGTCAGTCCCAGATTGAAGTACTGGGGCGGAATCAGGGTGCCCACCATGCGGATGGTGCGCTTGTTGTCGTAGTACGACGTCCGCAACAGGTTCGTCAGCCGGAGGCGTTCGATCTCACCGAGAAGCCCATTAACTAGGGCGTTCTCGTCGCTCGACAGGTCCGGGATGCGGACAGTGGTCGCGTCCATCTACCTCGACCGTCCCGTCGAAGGAACCCGACCCGACGACGACGACCGCCCGGTACCCGTCGGCTGCCACGACGTCATCGCCGCATACACCGCCGCCGACATCGCAATCGCAGGACCGATATCAAACGACTCCGAACGAGGCATCAACACCCACCCACCAGAAGCACGGTCCTGCCGGCGCGACCCGCGAATCGCATCGGAAAGCTCAACTTGCCCACCATGTGACAACCGCCTTCCCTGTGCCATTCCGAGCCACAGTGCGTTACCTGCACCAACCTCGTTCTGTGTGTACGCTGACGCGTCGTAGCCGAGCTGCTTCAGCTTCTCTCCCAGCGCTTTCGCCGCGCCCGTCGAATCGTGCTTGACCAGCGTCCGACGCGTGAGCTGGCGGGTGAGGAAGTTCATCGCCTCAACCTCAGACTGTGTGCCCATGGCGATCTCGACGTGAGCCGAATCGCCGGCCTTCCAGCAGGCGACGATCCAGAACCATCCCGACCGTGTCGCGTTGACGCCGAACGATGTGGGGGCGCCCAATTCCTCAGGCTGCTCCGCCAAATTCCGCCAGTCATCCCGGGAGACGACAGCGAGCGTTTCGTTGGTCTTGTCCCAGATGCCGAACACTTCACGCTTGACGTCCTCAGGGGACATGTTCTCGACCAGGCGTTCGATCGCGGACTTGTCCACCCGATACCCAAACGCCGGGTTCACCTCAGTAAGGACATCCCAGAACCCAGGCGCATCGATATCAGCGACAACCTCTTCAGGGTCGGTCGGTGACATCTCCGCATACACGCCCTTGAACGGACGACGCTTCTTCTGCTCAATCGCCCGGTCACGCCGGCGTTTAAACGCCTCATGCACACCCAGCGCCACATCCTTCGGGCGCGGAGGTGTCCCCATGAAGAACGCCAAACCGAGCTCGCTGACATTCATCGCCGCCAACATGTCCGTCAGCGCCGCCTCTTGAAGATTCTGGCACTCGTCGTACACCTGGATGTCGACCTCAGAGAATCCCCGACCGAACCCAGACGACCGGGCGCCGAACAAGATCCGCGACCCGTTCGCGAAATGCACACCGCGGCTATCGTCGGTCATCACCACCGGATGCTGCGGACGCATCTTCGGACGAATCAACGGCTTCTCCACGATGCCCGCGATCTTCGTCAACGTCTCCGACGACGTCCGATCGTGGTGAGACGACCAAATCACCAGCGTCCCCGGACGCGAGAGACAGATCGCGATCAACCCGACCATGACGCCCCACGTCTTGCCACACTGGCGACTGATACTGAGCGTGACGCCCATGACATCGCAGGCAAGCGAACCATCGGCCCGCAAACCCAGCGCCGCGTACCAGATGTCCTCTTGCCACCGGTCGAGGACGACACCCATCCCCGGCAACTCTGGGGCGATCAGCTCGTCGTAGCGAGTGAACGCGATGTCGTCAGGGATGACGCAGTAGCGGGCGACGTCAACGAGCGGGGTCGGGTTAGCCCGACTTGCGGAAGCGATCGCCATTGAACGCAATCACCTTGCCGGCGTCCGTCTTATCCTTCGAGGCGTCCGGCTTCTTCGCGAGCGCACGCAGCCGAACGATCTCAGCCTTCGCTCGCTCCAACTGAGTGTTCAGCTGCGACCGCAACTGCGGCTTCTCCACGAACGCCTCAGCCAGCAGGTCATACCGAAGCTCGGCTTCAGCGAGCTCATCGCCCGCAGCCATCGCCGCAGACAACGTGTCGTACTCAGCCATCTCAATCACCTTCCCAAGCCGCCGGTTAACCGCCCAGCGTCGGCGTAACGCGCCACAATCGGCGCAAGATCAGGAAAAGCGCGGGTTCACATACGTCGGACGAACAGGAGCGACCTCCCGGACACCCGAGGACTTCTCACGGTTGCACTGCCGACACACGCCCTGGCAGTTGTCCAACGCATCAGCCTCAACCTGCGACCAGCCCATCCGCTCCGCCTCATCAGACGAAACAACATGGTCAACCTCAAACGAACGCGGATCAGGCGGACGGGCCTCGTAGTCGATCTGCCCACCCAACACCTGACAATCAGCCGTGATCTGCAGCGCGCAAGGAGCATCCCCATCCCGCCGGCGAACCTCAGCACGCCGACGCCTCTGAATCGTCGTAGACGAGAACGGCACTCCAACCCCCATCCCCCAGGTCACACACACATCGGGCT